TTGCAGTTTGAACATCTTTAAATCCAAGTCCATGAATAGTTCCTTTTGGGTTTTCATCAGTGTATAAATCAGAGTGTTTTTTAGATCTTGCTGGTTGTCCAGGTTTTCTTGGAATTCTTGGGTTATTCATTCAACTGATTTGGATTTAGTTTCTTCACCTCTTGCTCTTTTTTTTCTTCCTGCACAATGAGCACGTTGAGAAAATCCTTTTGGATTGGAGCAATCAATACTCTTTTTATATTTATTAGTCCACTCTTCTCTAAACTGTTTAAAAGTTTTCATTTTTAGATTGTTGTTTAAGTATTTTAGATAGTTGTGCTGTTGAACCAACAAAAAGTGCATTGGTTACATTTGTTGGTCCTTTTGATTTTCCTTCATCAATATCCTTCAGTTTCTTTTGAAGTTCCATTAGTTTATCAGTTGCATCTGCAACATTTTTAATTAATTGTCCAGCAACTTCATATGCTCTTGGCATTTCACTTTCTTGAGCAAGTTCAAGAATACCATTGATTGCCTCTTGACCTTTTTCAATTAGAGAATATAAGTTCCCTCTTGTGTACTCATAATCTTTTTTGATATCATCAACGGAGGATGATATTTTTTCAATTTTTTTTTCATTAGTTTCAACTTGTTTAGATACTATCTCACTAGTGATTTCGAAGGTATTATCTAAACTTTCAAATTTTTTTTTTGCCATTTTTTCATTGTATAAAACCACTAAATCCAAAATTGTCACCTTCTTCTATTAATAAGTTATCTGATTGCGTAATTGATTTTACTTTTTCTCCTCTCAAGTGTGTTGTAATTTGTGTATCATCTTTTCCTCTTTCTACTGTTAAGACATTACCATTTTTAGATTTTACATATACTTCTTCACCTTCAATTTCCAAGTATGTATTTACAGCAATTCCATTTGCATTTTCAACATTTATTATTATATCAGTAATTGATACATCTTTTGAGACTGTTGTAAGAACATTACCAGTATAATTTTTTATAGCTCTTGGAGTTGCAGTATAAACAACCTCTCTTTTTGTATTTGTAATGTCTGTACCTGTAAGGTAGCTGATTTTTGATGTTTTGATGATATCTTTTGTTGCACTTAAAACTGGTCCGAACAGATATGTTTTTGCAGTAAATCTTAATGTATATAAAAGAACTCTTCTTGTGGAAAAGTCACCTTCATAGTCATCTTGCATTGTAATATTTTCTAGAACAATAGGTATATCTTTTTTTTCCTCAATAGAATCAACTAAAGAAACTGTTAGATTATATGATGGTTGAAAATAAGGTAAAATTTGCTCTACAATCTGCAAAACATCATCATTTAATTTTGACATCACAGACAATTCAAATTGCATATTATATGGTACTGGCATATACATTTTTTTTGTCTCAGTTCCAGTATTTGAATCCTTTGCAATAAATGTTTGAGTTGTAGTTAACTTTCGAGATGAGTCGTAGGTTAGACCAGTAAATTCAAAAGACATTCTAGGCAGGGTAATTGCTATTGACTTATCTAAATCAGGAGATTGTTGCAATCTTGCTAGAAATTTTTCAGTTGGTCCATATCCAAGAGGAACTTTTATAGTGCTTATTACATCACCTGAAGAATTTGTATGTTTAATTGAAATATTATTAAACAGAGTTCCAAAAGATATAATTGTTTTTCTTAAAATTTCGTTGTAAAAATATTCAAACATTTTTAGATACCTATTGTAATATTACTTAAACTCAATAAACATTATTTATGGAATACCGAATGGATTATTTTCACTAAAATCTATGAGTAAATCTGCCTCTGTTTCAATTGAAGAATTGTCAGCAAATCCGTCGTTGTTTGGATTTGTATCCACGGTTCTTAATTGATAAGATGCACTTGATGCTGCTCCAACAATATTTTCTCCAATTGTAAATTGGCCAGAAACATTAGAAACTTCTAAAATATTAGTTGAGGAATTCCAAGTTCTTACTATTGCAGTTGTTCCACTTAATGAACCGGTAACTGTTTCGTTAAATGTGAAACTTCCAGATGATGACATTGATGGATTACCAATTACTATAGATGGAGCAACACTATATCCTAAACCAGCATTAGTAATTCTAATTGCAGTTATAGTTCCTGCCGCACTCACTATTGCAGTTGCTGCTGCAGAAACAGTAGAAACACCAACATTAAATATTTGATTCGTAAATGTCACTTTTGGTGTTGTTGAATAACCAGAACCGCCATTTGTCACGGTAACAATACCGACGATATTATTACCTATTGTAGCCACTGCTGCTGCTCCTGATCCTCCCCCACCAATAAATCTAACTCCAGGATTACTGGTGTATCCTGCACCAGGGTTTATAATTTGAACACTTTGTACTGATCGTGCATTTGAATTTACATTATCTGTGCATACAACTATTCCACCTATCATAGTTGCGGTAGCAATTCCAGTTATTCCTCCTGCAGGAGCAGATGAGATTCCAACAGTTGGTATTGATGTATACCCACCACCTCTATTTGAAACCGTAATAAATCTAATACCACCAAAAGTAACTATACCAACAACAGCAGTTGCCGTAATACCAACTCCAACTAAAGTAAGAATTTGAGTTTGTTCAATGATAGGATCAATTCCAACGAGTCTATCGTCTATATTTCCTTTTGATTTATCTCCAATTAAAATATTGTCTATTTCATCAACATCTGTATTAATAACTTCATCTTCATATCTAAATAATTCACATTTTAAAGAATATACATAATTTTTTTGAAGTTGATAAAAAGGTTTTTCGTGCTCTACAAATTTTATTTCAAATAATCTGTTTCCTAATGGAAAATATATTAAATCACCTTCTTTTGGTCTTGTTGAAAGTTTAATGTTTGGTTTATTTTTAATCAACGGTGAAATATAAGTTTTAAATCTTTCTTGAGATATAATTAAAACTATTTCTTGAGATGATTGAATTCCAAATTTTGTTAATAATGTGGTATTTTCTGCATATCCCTCATAGTTTTCTACATACGCTTCTAATGGGTATGCATCAACAAATTCCGATTGAATTACCTCCTTTATAATAGTTTTCTCGGTCATATATTTTCTTGGTAAGTAATAAACTTCAATACCATACATTCTTAACTGTTCGTTAATTAAGTCTTGTATTAGATTTTGTTCGGTATTAGAACCTTGAAGAAAAAATGGATTTAGCATTATCCAATCATATCCATAGGAGGAAGTTCATAAGTATTTGTCATTTTTTCTATAATAGTATCTAATTCTTTTTGAGCATCATCGTATATTTGCCTTCCATTCAATTCTATTCCACCAGGAAGTTTTACTCCTTGAAATTTAATTAAATTTTGTCCCCATTGCCTCTTAATTAACGAAGTTAGATATGGTTTCAAAAATGAATCATTCCAAATTCGACTATAATCGTTTGGATCTAAAGTACTAAAACAATCAATAATTAAATAATTTCCAACACCAACAGATCCCCAATCAATATCTAGATATAATCTATCTTGTCTCTTGTTAAATCTGATTTGTTTTTGAGGATTTAAAAGAAAATCAAGATCTTCAAGATATGTCTTGACCATTGCATAACTCAATAATTCAGTTGTTCCCCAATAATAAATATCATTTAAAAATAATTGATATTTAACACTAAACATATTATGAGTAATGGTATTTGAACCATCAAATTTAAAAATTCTATTTACTCCGATTATATTTGGTGGTACTTGTAAGTAATTACTATTTTCAGTATATGTAAATGTTGTTGCAGTTCCTACAATATTTGTTGTTGCCGATGTGGTTGCAAGTCCAACTACAGAGTTATTTCCTGTAGCTCTTCCTCTATTAATATCGTTTTGAGTTACCAGATATTTAAAATAAGCCTGATAAACTCCATCAAAATGACGTTCTTGAAATAATTGTATTGCATCATCAACTAAATCATCAATTTGCTCATCTGCAACATTAATTTCAAGCACTGGCGCACCTAACTTTCTTTTACAATAATCTATTAATTCTTGTCGATTAGTTGGTTGTGCCATTTATTCTCACTACTTTTTAAATATTTATAGTTATAAACTAATCTTTAAGATTTTTCAATTAAATTACGCAGTAATAATTTAATTTCATCTAAATCATTTTTTATATGAGAAACATCATCTTCAAGATTTTTTATTTTTTCATTTTCATTTGTTTTTATGTTTCGTCTATTTAAATATTCTTGATACTCTATCATATTTGTATTAATAATTGAATTTGTTTTAGAGTCTCTTAAAAGGTGAGAATGACCTTCAACTTTTATATAATTCATATTATGCTAATGCAATTACTCTTAAATCCTTAAATCTTGGAACATAAACTTGATTTGTAGATGTCATAATAATTTTAATTCGATAAGATCTAAATGCAGGTAATTGATCTGCAGTAAATGTATATTCACTAAATGGGACATCGTTTTGTGAAAATCCAGAAATTGATGTTAATGGAACAAATGTATCTGGGTGTCCATTGTTGTTTTGAACATCGATTACTTGTCCTCTGCTATTAAGATTTTCATATCCAGGAAATGGAATAAAAATAGGATTAAAGTTTTCATTTTCACTGATTGCATAAAATGCACGAATATCAGAATAAAGATTATTATATGCATTGAGTAATATTTTAATCGATGTTCCTGGATTTTCTAAAGTAATTTCCTTCGAAAGATACTGAAATGCAGTTGGATCATCAAATATACTATTAACTCTTGAATCTTCTGCATAATTTGTAATTAAACTATTAACTCGATTTGAAGTTAATATTACACTTACTCTTTGAGTATCGATAACTGGACTTAATCTACTATCAATTGTATTTAAAAATACTCTTAAATTCATTGATTTATTGCCTGGAAGTGTAGAAAGGTATTGAGTTTCATTCACTTTCGATGCGATTATTCTTGGACTATCAAGATAATTTACTTGATTTAATGTAATATTATCAAATCCAGTATCAATAAATGGTATTTCATTTCCACTAATACTGGATGCAGTTATTGTTCTAATTTCTGAACTCAGTGATGTTCCAGTTATGGTAACATTTTGTACCATTGGAGTAATAATTTCAAATGGCATATTTTGTGATGCTTTTACATTATATCCTCCTGCAGATTTTGTCTGATTCAAATAAAGAATGGGATATCCAGATGATGTACTTCTTGCTGTTCCAGTATTCGATGAAGTATCTAATTTGATTGTATAAGAATCAAATGTAATTGAATTTGCTGTAGTTATATCTGATAAATTATGAGTCTTATTTATTCTTCTTAGAGAAACTCCAGCCAATTCATACTTATAAACTGGAGTTCCAGTTACGTAGTTAATTGGATTTGAACCTCTTATAATTTTACCACCAATGGAACCAGTAAAAGTTGATGTATATGAAATAATTTCATTTCCAATTAAAATATATCCTACATTTGTTGTTCCTACACCAACATTTTCAAAAATTGAAAATGAAGAAGAATCATCAACAAGAATTGCTGATGTGGAATCTGAAGTATAGTCTGATGTTAATTTTGTTGGTTTAACATCGGAAATTGCTCCAGAAATTGATACCAGATTTGTGTTTGAATACATTCCATGATTTTTATGATTTACCACGATACTTAATCCATCACTTACTACATCAATAGTAGAAATTAAAACATTTCCCCCATAAGCAGAATTTAAAGTTGTCTTAACTCCAGAGTTATTAATGTATTGAACAATTTTACCGGCACCAGTTATAAAATCTCCTTGAACATTATCAAGAATTAATTGATCGACTCCTATAATATTACTAACAGAAAATCTTGCATTTTGTCCAATTGTAAGGCTACCAATCGTTGTAATTCCAAGAACATCACCAACTTGATATCCAGATCCACCAGAAACAATTGTAACTCCTGTAGATACAACTGAACCATTTGATATTGTTATATTTGCCGTTGCTCCTTTTCCATTTCCGGTTATTGTGTCTAAATTTACGGAACTGTACGTAGCAGATCCTGATGATGGAGTATAACCAATACCAGCATTAATTATGCTTAATGTACCTGTTGATATTCCTGCACTTCCAACATAATTACCAGTTGCATTACTTCCTAATTGAAGGATAGTATTTCCAAAAGTTAACCCACTATCTTGTACCGTTGTTCCCAATCCTACTCTAATTTTTCTTGAATTTAATTTCAAAGAATCTGGAAGTAAAGTTGAGATCTGTTTATTTCCTTCTGTTAATTCTGGACTATAAAATTCTACAGAACCAGATTGAATGAAATCAGCTCTATAAAGTGTGAATTTTAAATCTTCCCACTGACTTGATTCCCAAGTAGAAGCATTTTGAGATTTAAATAGAGAACCTAAAGTTGGTTGATTTGAAATAAATGTCTGAGTTAAAAGATCATTTTCACCAATTCTACAAATATAAACACTATATTTTGTAGAATTTGATGCAAGACAAACACAATATTCTTGACCACCCTCAAGATATACTGGTGCCTTAAATACAAATGATGTCGCAACAGATCCATCATTAGATGTAGAAATTTGATTGGGTTCTAATATAATTTCTGAAAAAGGAAGAATTTTTGTTGTTGGAAACCCTCCCTGCATAGTCCTAATCTGGAAAGTTACAGGAATATCTACATCATCTTTCGAGTTAAAAAATACATCACATCTTGTTAGAAATACTCCTGTAGGATCTTCCACTAAAAATGATTGTGCAAGAGGATCATACCAACCAACGATACGCTCTGAAGTATTTCCACCAATTGTTTGTGTAGAGATTACTTGTGATCCAGTTGTTCTTGAAACTGCTCTATTTTCAAATTCTTGTTTATTTTGAATTCTTGAATTTCTTACAGAAATGATATTCTCTTGAACTGTTTCTAAAGTTCCACTTGAAATAAATCCTTCTTCAGCAATTGTTGTTGCTACATTTTGATCATTTGAATCGTTATTAATTATTGTAAAAACTTTTGATCCAGTTTCAAATTTTGGATGAATATCGATATTTGGGTTTGGTATGTTAAAACTTCCGATCAAAGTTGCAGATGCATCTGAAATTAATCTTACATTTGTGATTAATGCCTGAGCACCACTTGTACTTCCCTTAAGAATCATTCCATCTTCAACTCTTCCACTAAATTGTCCTTGAGGTTCATTTGATAGTGAAAAAGTATCAACATTCAAGATAGTAGAAGTTGATGAGTATGTTCCCTGAAGAATTTGGTTTGTATATGGATTTGAAGAAAATGTAGTAGTTGCTACATCATATGGTCCTTCTTTATGATTTTGTTGGGCAACTCTAAACGTTATTCTAGGCTTTGTATTATCTTCATTTGATCCAAGTCCAGTATTCGTAACTGTTCCAACAACAGTCTCTCCAATTTGAAAAACTCCAGAAATCATATTAATCTCTAAAAGTTTTGGAACACAGTATTTTGTTACATTAACTCCATCAAAAAACGCATATAATTGAGTAAATGGTTTAAGTTTTTTGCATAAAAATTGTATATTTCTAGATCTCATAAAAGAAATTAAATTTCTACTTACAACACGATCTCCAACAGAAGTTCTATCAAATTGTTCAGTAACAATAGTTCTATTTCCAGTTCTAGTTTGTACTCCAGTATCTGTTATTGTTCTTAAAGTCTCTTCAACTATTGTATTTGTAGTTATTTCAACCCAAGCTGCTGGACCACCAACTCCACCATTTGGCCAACCACCCCTACCAACTGTATTGGATGAACTCTCTGTTCTTGTTCTAGTTCCTTGTGTAATATCTTGTCCAGTCCAATTTGTTTGCCAAGAATTCCATATTGTTGGTGAAAATCCTGTCTGTGGATCCACATTTAGAGTTCTACTTGCTTTAGAAAGAGTTTCTGCATAATCTCCTTCAGTATTAATTATTTTTGCTTCGAGTCTTGTAGTGTCTACCCAAGTATCAGATGAGGGAGTAAGTTCTAAAGTTCCTTGCCAAAAACTAATTAAAAACGGAGTTACACTTTCAGCTCTTGTTGCAAAGGTTTGTTTAAACCACTCTCTTTCTGCATAATCTAAAGTAATAATATCTGAAGATTTTCGAATATTGACTCCTTCTGGTGGTGAAAATTGAAGATCGGCAATTGGATCAACATTAATTGCAGGACCTGTAATTAAATCTACAGAATTTGTATAATGTTGAGGTCTTAATTCTTTGTTTTTTAAATCAATACTGTTTTTGTAAGGAACTGCATCTTCCTGTGCAAGAAGAGAAGTAAAATTGTCTACAAAAAATCCAGATTTAAATCTATTTAAACCATTCGAATCTGGAACAAAAAGTCCTGCAGTATTTGTTTCTAATAATGAAAGAGAAGTATAATATTCTAATTTTTTAATACGATCTTCAAGTTGTTTAATATCAACCATTCGATATCTTTTATAATCTAAAAATTCTATAGAAGATTGTGAAACTTTGTATAAATATGGCGGCAAAAATATAGAAGCAACTTCTATTGCATCATCGACTGATACTGGTTTTTCTGGTCTTTCTGCAGGAGTACCATATTTAACTTGAAATTTACCATCCTTTGAAAGATAAATTCTATCTATTCTTCCTAAGTAAAAAGAAAATGTCGCAACGATTGATTCATCTGAGGCAAGAATATTTGCTGCAGAATTTCCAGATGAACTAAAATTTCTTCCATAAAATTCTAATGGAGATCTAGAGTTTTCAGAAACAGTATATGATGAAGTTCTTGGGCGAATATCAATAATATCTGAATTTGAAATAGTGTTTACGTTCTGTATTTCTTTGTCATAATCAAAAGTATCATATGAATTTACTGTTGTAATATCTCCGTCATCTGAAGATTGATAATAACCACTTTGAAAATAAATCTTTAATTTTTTAGTTGGTTCATCGGAATCTGGTTTTCTAGTTATTGAACCATAATCATAGAATGTTCCTTTTTGTCCGGTAAAAAAAGTATAATTAGATGATATATTAAAACTATTAATATTTAATGATATTACGATTGCACTAATATTTGACTCTTGAAATATTAATGTTTCTCCTTCTTTAAATGTATTTTGATTCTTATATACAAATGAAATTTGAGTGCTTGTTAATTTTTCTGCACAAATTGCAATCGCACCACTTGTTTGCCCTATGATTTTTTCCCCAATAATCAATTCAGAAGTTGTAGTGGATGGGCTTGTGATTGAAAATAAAGTAGCAGTTGGTGCTGATGGATCTGTTGTATCTAATGATTCATAAATTGAATAAATCTCAATAATGTCTGGAACATTTAAGCAAATATTTTCATCTTGAACTCTAGTGCCATAGGGGTAATTACCATAAGTTAAACCATCATTGATAGTGGTTCCACCAATTCCAGAATAATTATATTTTGATTTATTTACAATTACACTACTCACTCTATTTTTAAGTTTTAATTTTGCTTTTGGTTTTATTTTAGTTAATGTTGTAATCAGTGTGGCACCAGTATTGTTTGATCCAAGATTATAAATTTGAAGTTGTGTTGATCCACTTGTAAATGAAAATTTATCAGATGTCAAAACTTCTGTAGATCCATCGGATCTAATTAAAGAATATCTCTCATCATCAAATGGTAAAAAGGTTTCATTAGACCCAGCAACAGCGACTGTTGAAAGTTGATTATTTAAGATATTAACAGTATAAGATTTTCTAATTGTTAAACTTGCATTTGTCAAGTCTACAGATGATATATTATTTTTTGGTAGTTTTGTGTAAAGCGTATTATCTGTAGAATTTTCTAAATTTGTGGTTAAAACTTGTAAATCAGTTACTGATAGTGTTGATGTTGGTAATTTTCCTTGAACAACTCCAGTAACAGTAGTAACACCAGCAATTGTAATTGTAGTTGATCCAACACTAACAACTTTTGCAAAAACTGAATTTGATAATGAAGTATCACTATATGAAATTAAATTATCCTTTTTAACAATATTTTCTGGAAATAATACATTTGGACTTTTAACTATACTGATATCAGAAGATAAAGGTGAAATCGTAGCAATTCCAACAAAAAATTTTGACGATTGAATTGTATCGGCAGTAAATGTAGATCCAGAACCAATAATACCATAAACAGATTTAACATCAGAAATTCCATATGATGTAATTGCTGTTGCCACTCTTCCATTTGGAATTCCATTAATTGTAAGTGATTCATTTGTTACAAATTCTCCCGTTTTTTCATAAACTTTTAATAATGAAGAATTTGAAACAGATTCTTTTAAAAAAGCAGTGGCTCCACTGTTGTTTCCTTTGATGAATATTGGAATAGTAAGAGTGATTGGTTCATTTAAACTAATTTCAGTAATTGTTTGAATGTCATATAATGAAATATACCACTGATTAGTATTTGAATTTGAAGTATCATATGATCCAGATTTTAATTTAAAGTCATAAACTCTTGCTAACCCAATCTCTTTTCCTGGAGCAGTTATTTGTGAAATGCCAACTCTTTCATTCCTCAGACTCAATACATAAGTATTTCCAATTCCAATTACAGGAGATCCATAAACTCTATTCAGAATTAAAGTTGGACCAGTGTTATAATTAATTGCTTGATTTTCTAAAGTTTTTGTGGTTCTTGGTTTTGGTACATCTAAAAATGTTGGGCTAATAGTTTCAATTTCATAACCACGAACAAATGCTTTGCCCGGAGAAATTTGATAAACTGCTAAATCATCAGTAGGAACTGATCCACCATAAGTAAATTGTCCAACATTAAAAATACCACGATTTCCTAATTGATCATTTAAAGATTCTTTAACTGATACATCAAAGGGAGATACATAATAGTCACCAGATTCTGCATAAGTTCTTCTTGCAAGTTCGTTTGCTAAGTTATTATATTCGGTATTAATTTTTTGTGACTTTAAAATTCCATCACTAACAGAGGCAAGTTCTACAAAATTATTATCATTAAAATCATTTAAACTTTTTTTAAAAAGAGATACTGATATTTTAAATCTATCTGCACCAGGAGCAGAATAATTATTAAATCCTTGAGAATTATCATTTAAGTCTTCATCAATGTCTGATGTTACAATTTCTTCATTTACTAACAACCCAATTCTATAATTTGGAGTATTACTATATTGATCTAAAATTAAAGTTTCTTTTGCTACTCTTACAAATTGACCGCGAACAAAATAAACTCCCTCAGTGATAGTGAATGAAGATCCAACAGAAGTTGCATTGTTTGCGAGAGTAATCGCAAAAGTTTGCCCTGTTTGAATTAAACCATTTCCTAAAAGTCCAGAAGATATTGTTAATCCGGCAAGAAGTCCTTCTCCATCTGAAAAAGTTTTTGTCGAGTTATCTTGAGTGTTTGAAGAAAGATAATTTACATATAAAGTTAAATTTCCTCTTTCAGAATTTGCTGCAAAAAGTACGTTTTCAACAATAGCAGTTACACCAGAAGTTTGTCCTGTAATTTTTGTTCCAACCAACTGAGAAATATATGCCTCAACAGGAACACCTAAGTAAGTATTATTTAATTCAACTGCATAATATAGTGAATTATATCCTGTATTTCCTGGAATAACTTTTGCACCCTCTTTGAAAAAATGCTGCCCAAACTTTTCAATCTGATTTTGTAGAATTGATTGTAAAGTTGTAAGCTCTCTTGCCTGTACAGGATATCCCGGTTTAAATAAAACTTTGGAATAATTGTTGTCAGAATTAAAGTCGTCAAAGTATGGAAATACGTTAAGATTAGTTTGTTGAGGCATAATTTCTTAGAATTGCAAAATAACTTTGATATCTTCTTTTTGGTTTGATGATCTAGTAATTGATGGCCTATTATCAACATAAATTATATTTCCGGAATATTTTTTAACTTCCGGATTTGCTAAACCATTTGTAAAAGATTGACCTAAGTAATATGTTCTATTATTTATTGTAGTAGAAATACCCGTAAATGATGTATTAATCGAAAGAGTTGTTGTACCATTACTTGGTACAATAGATAAACTTCCTCCATTAGATGGAGAATTTGTAAAAAGATTTAAATTGAATCCATATGCTGGAGTGGTTTGTGCTGTTCCAACAGTATTAAATCCAGAAACAGATCTATCCTGCCAATATTTTAAAACTCCGGTTGTCTGATCATAATTTATAACTTTTCCGGCAGCAGTAACACCAGTTCCAATTGTTTGTGTAATAAAACTATCTTCTACAAAAGTTGCTGAACTATATCCGATTCCCGTCAATCTTAGTGCATACACTGCACTTGCCTTATCCAATGACATAATTTGTGTAGATCCAAACGATTTTGGATTTTGAACAATTCCAATTCTTGCAATTTGATTTCCTGTTATAAAATCTGGATTTTCAATATCATTTTCAATTCTTGAATATAAAAGAACATTAATTGAACCGAGTTCTCGATAAATGTCATATCCGTGACCTCCTTGAGGTGATATAATCACATCAAAAGTAGGTCTTGTAGTTCCAGTTGGAAATCCACCAGAAACTAAATCAACATTTCCATAAGTATATCCAGAACCTTGATTTGATACTGTAATCGACTGAACTTTTTGATCATTATCAACTACAATTGTGCATTCTGCTCCACTGCCATCACCTTTAATTGGAACTTTTGTATAAGTTCTATTTGCTGTACCTAAACCAACTCCTCTGTTTGTAATCGTTATAATCTTAAGAGATCCATCCACTGCATTATTTCGAACTGTTGCACTTTCAGAACTTGTTTCCCAGTCCGATGGAACTGGTATAAAATCGGTAGATTCAAATTTTATGATCTCACTAGGTTTGATTGTATAAAGATATTTCCACATGTAATCATCGCCAGAAGATCCTGCAGATCTTGGTTCTAAATCTGTAAATTTTGGTTCATCTAATGATGGTTTTCCTGTGGGATTATCTGGATTAATTCCATTATGTAAGCAAATATAAACTTGATAATTACTATTAATTACATAATAATTCGCAGAATATAAATTAGTTGCTCCAGATATTGGAGCTGTATTTGAACTACTATAGTCGTGACGATACATATCATAAACAATTCCAGAAGACCAAAATCTTTTTTGAATTACTAATCGAACATCACTCGCATTAATTTTTTTTAATGCAATCATTGTATCCCAATAATTGTTTTCCTCATTAAAGTTATCTTTTGGTGAAGGAGGACTTACATTCCAATCTGACTGAAAATCTGTTGGATTTGGAAGAGCAATAAAAGTGTAATAAGAGTTTGTTCCGGTACTTATTCCAGAAACAAAATTCTTTGCATTTAATATTCTAATTTGATCAGTTATAATTGCAGCCATTTGACAGAGTTTTTTATCTATTTATTGTAAACACCTCTTGGAAATACCTGTCCACTTACAGGTCTTCTTCCTGATAACCATCCAGGTATTGTTCCTGTAATGACAGAACTAAGATTTAAATTACCAACATTTATACCTCCAATTGAAGTTTCAATATTAATAACAGAAGTTAAATTTAAAATATTAATTATTCCTTTCATATTACTATGATATTGGCAGATATAGTAATATGTTCCTGTACTTATTCCTGCTGTATACCAAGTAATTGTTCCAGATTGTGTCCCATTGTTAGTTATTCCAGTAGTAACTGAAGATCCAATTCCAGTATCTGCCGCAGTTTTAATCCAAAATGGATGCCCAGACGCATTAACGTTGAGAACAACTTTATCACCTTTTATGACTGTAAATGTTGGATTTGAACCTGAAATGTTACCAGAAAAAGAATATGCACTTGCACCATTATTGACAACTGTTGCGGTAATTGTTTTGCCAGTAGATGGTGCTGTACTAGCAAATCCGACAATAGCAGTCGTTAAAGTTGGAAAAATAAAATCTGCCATTAGGTTGTTCTTGCACAGAATAGAATTCCACGAGTTCTTGTAGTTTGATTATAAGCTCCAGTAATAACTGTATAAACTTCAGATCCACTGATTGTAACTGTATCTCCTTGCTGAATATTTGCAGATGGTGACCCATAATCAAAGTCAATCAATACAAAATCATCAGGAATATAATATGGACATGGAACTAACTTACTACAGATTGGGATTCCTTTAATTACAGAATTAAAGTTTGAGGCTTCTGGAAGAATATCTAAAGAATTGTAACCACCAGTATTACGACTTTGATTTCTCATATAAATTGTATTATAATATGTATAAGTTGTTTGCGGAAAAGATAATGAAGCATACTCATCAGATTTTTCTTTATCAACAGAACCACTATAACCACTTCGTAACCCGGCATATCCAAATTCAGCAGCACGTTTTGATGGATTATAATTAGAATCTTCTGATTCCCCTGAAATAAAAGTTTTAAATCTTAATGTTGGGTAATTATTACTATCAACATTAATGTAAGTTAACCCACTTAAAAATAAATTATCATAATCCCATATGGTAGAGATATAATTGTGAAGTATAAAAGTTGTGAAAGTATTGTCAGTCAAAATAAGAGATGAAAGTGTTGGTTGCTTAAAAGATAAGACTGCAAATTTTGGATCTATTCCTGATCTATAAACATTTAAGTCTAATCGATAAGAATTTGAAGATGCTACACTATTATAACTTTCTCCATGGTAAAAACTAGAATGAGATGATTGATTTATATTAAAATATACACCTTGAGTAGGATTATGAGGAGTGTCTAATAACACATTTCCTGCAAATCTATTTGGATATCCATGAGTTTTATCATTGTTGTAATTATTATTATTTGAAGGATGAAAACCAGATCCAACATGGAATACTAAATTAGTATTACTAGTCATCTGAAATCCTCTATAAGTATCTCCAAATTTCTTATTTGGTTGAATTGTATGTCGTAAAACTCCCCAAGGATAAGATGATCCTGCAGTCACATCTTTATCATAAAAAGCAGTTGTTGTTCCATAACCAACAGGAGATGCTCCACCATCAACAAGAACAGTAATACCAATTGCGACAGCACCATTTGCAGTACCACCAATATTTGCTGCTGATAGTGTTACATACTCTCCACTTGTATATCCATATCCAGGACGATTGACCGTAATTCGATTTACACTTCCATTAGAATTACCTCTATCAACATTAAAACTTGCACCAGTTCCAATTCCAGTAGTAGTTACTGGAAAAACATCATAGTAAACTGAATTATAAATTCCTGTTCCACTTCCACCACCACTATAAGTGCTGATACCAGTTACAATACCAGTTTTGGTTTCACCGTGAAAACCTAACCAAGTGAATGCCTCTTCTAACTGATAAATTACATCAGTTCTTGCCCAACCTATATTTTTTGTAATTGTAGTAGTTGTGATAGCCATTAGTCCTTATGCCTCCAGTTGAAGAATAGTTAGATTTGCTGTAATTGATTGTGTAGAACCAGAAAGATTCGTAATTGCTGCATAAATTGTGGTTGAAGGAGTAGAATCTAAATTTCCTCCCGTTACAAAAGGGGAAATGATTTGAGTTGTTGATACACCTGTAGTAACAACTTCAGCAATCACTCCACTTCCAGGTGTTGGGTCAATTCCTTGACTTCTGGAAGCATCATTTGCTCTAGATGTACTATCAGTATATAGTCTTAACCAACCTGCAGTAGAAAGACCAACCTTCATCAGTGCATAAGATTTGAACCCAGTAATGTTTGTATTACCAATTCCATTATTTGCGATAGATGTAGTTACTCCAGAAACGATTGTTCTTGATTGTAGAGAACCACCAGATGCAACAACAGTAGCAATACCAGAATTAAATGTGACATCAAGACCAGTTCCAAAATTAATTGTAGATGCAGATCCAATAATTGAATTATCATCACGAATTGCAACACCAGTTCCTACTGCCGTTACATTCAAAAGAGCACTCCCATCAATTGCAGGAAGTGGACCAGTAAGTTGTCCCGCATTTAACGCTCCATAAAAGCTTGTGGCAGATACAATACCAGAAATAAATGCATTTCCAGAAGAAGTAATAATACCACCAATAGTTACATTTGTGCTTATAGCGACAGTAGTAGCATAAATGCTTAATGATGTAGGACTTTCTATTACTGGAGTTCCAGAAGATCCTATAAGATTAAGTTCTCCAGAAACTGTTAATGCACTTGTTGGATTTGTAGTTCCGATTCCAACATTTGATAGTGTATGAATACCTGCTGATGTTGTAACCCACTGCGATGAACCACCTCCACCATCACCAGTTGCAGTAATCGTTACATTACCTGTAGATTGATTAAGTGAAATACCAGATCCGGCAGCAAGAGAAGTTACAATACCCGTTAGTGAAGAACCAGAACCACTAAAACTTGATGCAGTAACAACACCAGAAATATTAGCTCCAAAAGAAGTAATAATACCACCAATAGTTACATTTGTGCTTATAGCGACAGTAGTAGCATAAATGCTTAATGATGTAGGACTTTCTATTACTGGAGATCCAGAAGATCCTATAAGATTAAGTTCTTTTATACCAAAACTTTTATTTGCCATTACCTATAACACTTTTATGTATTTATAATCGGTATTTAATTACAACTCCACTTATTTTTAATCCCCCAGAAATTATCATTATATTGTCAATATTGTCAAGAGGTTCATTTCCTGTTAAGGCATCCCATATGACTATTGGAGAGCCTCCCTCTAAACTATTCACATTAGCCCAATTGGCATCGTTTGCTGTAACAGATTCAGTACCAGTATAAAATTGATTTGTATTCGCAATTCCAACAGAATTTTTTAACCAATTTCGGACATCCAGCCAAGTCCAATTTCTATTATATTGCAATTTAGTCGCTATAAGTCCTGTAGCCACTGGACAAGCAGAACTTGTTCCAGAAAATTTTCTATCATAGGAAACTAGTGAAGATCCTGGGTAAGTATCTGCTCTTCTATATCCCGAGGCAATACCTCGTGCGCTTAGAGTTCCGTCTGCAGGTGCATAACAATCAATCTCATTACCCATATCACTGTAATCTACTTTTCTTTCTTTTCCACTAGAATCAAAAGCATCATCAAGAGCACCAATATTAATTACAGGATAAACAATATTTCCATCTGTATTAATAAATTTACCAAGTTGTTGGGGGAATCCTCTACGATTTGTTGAATTATATGCTTCTAGTCCAAATTCAAAGTGTGTTGCTTGATCAAAACTTGATGTTGAACCAAAACCAATGATGGTGTATCTATTATTAATTCCAATATGAATATCAATTTGACTTGGAGCATTTTCATAAAAAACTGCTTCATATAATATACCAGGTGATCCTAGTGTACCTGTTGTACTATTGTTTCCCTCATACCTTATTCGATAAGTTCTATTTGGGGGAGATCCCTCAGTACCATAATACAATCTCTGACAAGAATTGTCAGCAGCAGAAATCATAATTTTACGAAATGGGGGGTTACTAAAAGATAAAAAAGAAAAATCAATTGATCCCCCACCAAAAGTAATATAAGTATTGGTTCCTGGATAAACTGTATTTGTAGTGAGCCCAATAAATTCCACATTAAATGGTAAAGTTAATTCCCAATATCCATCATCATTGGTTCCAAAGGTAGGTGTTGTTGATGCTATTCCTGTGAATCCTCCTAAAAGACTGTTTGATATAGTCGTTACAGTTCCAATACCAGAACTGGTGGTGATTCTTTTTGAAGTATTATCAGCTGCAGAAAAAGAAGCTGTTCCAGAAAGTTGTGTGCTGGTTGATGATATTCCTGTGAATCCAGTGTCGATGGGTGAATAAGACCAAAAATTATTGAAATCTGGGTGCGTTGATGAAACTTGTTTTTGATTACCATTTCCTGCAGCAACGATGAAAATTACACCCGCATTTATAAGTTCCTCACCTGCAGATAGATACGCATTAGGTAAAAGCTCACCTTTCATTCTATTACCATCACCATAATTTCCAACATATTTCATAAAACCAGGTAACGTTGTTACATTGTATTCCGTCCCCACTGCTAGATTAGTTGCATTGAGTCCTACTCTATAAAAATAACATCCTGTTGTTCTATGGGAATTTGAACGATATCCCCAACTATTACTACTTATTGTTGGATCTTTTGTTCCATAAATTGGATTTATTGGTTTATATAAATGAAACAGTTTCATTATATTAAAGTATTGTTCAATATCGGATCCATTATTTCCGATAACATTGATAAACCACTTATTGCAATTAAATGCCCAGCCTTGGGTTCTTCCATAAGTATTCGCAGCACAATCAGTTCCATGATCCGAGTTGTTAGTTGGTATAGCCGTATTACTACCAAGACAAGAATCTCGTGTATAATTTGTAGTTACTTGAACTGTTCCTATGGTAGAAAATTCAACAGATCTCTGAGATGAATTTCCCCACCAAGATCTTGCAACATCCTCAACAGGAACTTTTGTTCCATCCCAACGAGTTGTTAATCTTGTACCAGGAGAAGCTTCAAACCATTGTGGATCTATGTAATAAGGGGCATCTAAAACTAAATCTAAAAGATCGCAAGTTCCACTTGTTGAAGAGGCTGAAAATCCCGACTTTAATAAGTTTCCTCCAACATAATTTGTTGGGCCCTTTCCAGTTGCATTGCTTTGGAATTCCACATGACCAAACCAACAACCATTATCGCCAACAATAACATCCACATTAGATCCATCACCATAGTACTGAATTTTATTGTTTATAATTTGATTTGATCCAGTTGATAGTCCAGTATACCAGGGATCTGCTTTATCTACGCATCTTAAGAGTTGATAACCACCTCTATTAAGATCCGAACTATTGGGTGATCCGGGTAGTTGATCATTATCTGACCAATTTCTATATTGTTTTGTTGCTGTATCATAACGAAAATTTCTAATCGCACCGAACTCCAATTCCTCTGGTGGTGCTTTATATTTTTGTGGATAACTTTCAAAATTCTCATGAACATATAAAACTTTTGGATGATTGCGAAGTTCAGTCGCTTCCTCATCATTTAAAAGATAAACTGCTCTTGTTGAACTATGTTCTTTTAAATCAACACATTCAATAGAATTTTTAGGAATCTTATCTTCAAGAGTCCCATCTCTGAGTAATACTTCATGGATATATTCCCAGTCTTCTGGAGAATGACATCCAACCGCATACAATTTTTTTGCACCGGATTCTGTTGGATACTCTACGGCTTCTAATCCATATGTCTTAGGATTTGTAAATTTTTTCATTTTACAACATTGCCCCCCTTAAAAATCTACAAGTAATTATACCACTAATTCCAGTCTCTGGAGTAAGTTGCAACTTACAAACTCCTGCAGAAATTGTTGCTCCAACAGAAACAATAATTGCAGGTTCATACATTACACCATATTCTTGAGCAAAAGCAAAAGTTTGGTTCTGCATAATAAGAACTTTTTGTGCTTGAATATGAGTTCCATATTCAACATGCAAAGTATACTCTGCTACTTTAAAATCAGTTTGTGATATTGTAAAAGCATCAATATCTGTAGTAATTCCAGCAGAAGCAATAAACGTACCAATGCCAGTTTTTAAACCATATCTCTCAACTTGAAGTGGAGATTGTGGATTTGTAGTTCCGATTCCAACATTAGAAAGTGTATGAATACCTGCTGCCGTAGTTACAAATTGAGAAGATCCAGCACCACCAGTTGCAGTAATCGTTACATTACCTGTGGATGGATTAAGTGAAATACCAGATCCGGCAGTAAGAGAAGTTACAATACCCGTTAGTGAAGAACCAGAACCACTAAAACTTGATGCAGTCACCACACCAGTAACTCTTGCATTACCAGAAACTGTTAATGCACTTGTTGGATTTGTAGTTCCGATTCCAACATTAGAAAGTGTATGAATACCTGCTGCCGTAGTTACAAATTGAGAAGATCCAGCACCACCAGTTGCAGTAATCGTTACATTACCTGTGGATGGATTAAGTGAAATACCAGATCCGGCAGTAAGAGAAGTTACAATACCCGTTAGTGAAGAACCAGAACCACTAAAACTTGATGCAGTCACCACACCAGTAACTCTTGCATTACCAGAAACTGTTAATGCACTTGTTGGATTTGTAGTTCCGATTCCAACATTAGAAAGTGTATGAATACCTGCTGCAGTTGTAACCCACTGCGATAGTGCAGTGATAATACCAACATTAAATGGTGCAGCATCAACCCAATATGCATCTCCACCAATACCTAATGAAACCTCATCGTAATAGACAAAGATTTTTCCATAGTCAATATGATAAAATAAATTGCCATTTCCAGTCAATGCTGGAAAAGTACTTCCAATTCCAATCGTTCCACTTCTACCTTCAAAGAAGATAGTCGCAATACCAGAAGCAAAAGAAACACTTAAGTTTGTTCCAAAATCTATAGTTCCTGCAGTTCCAACCGCAGAACCATCATCTTTAATTATAATTCCATTATTACTACTAACAACATTAATGAGAGCAGAACCATCAATTGCTGGAAGTGAACCAGTAAGCTGCCCCGCATTTAACGTTCCATAAAAACTCGTAGCAGATACGACACCAGAAACCGTTAATGCACTTGTTGGATTTGTGGTTCCGATTCCAACGTTTCTTAATATATTAATACCAGCATTTGTGGTATTCCAAACAGGTGCGGATAAAGTTGTTGTGCTTCCTGCCCCAAGATAAGTATATACTTCAAGAAAGTTGTCATTAATAATACCACCAGCGGCTCGAAGAGTATCACCTGTCCCATCATTAGCCTTTGCTCCTGTGTTTATTGCTACTCTTGCCATTATGGGTGTTTTAGTTTAGAAGTATTTAGATTACATAATTTTTAAATTTAAAAGGATTTGTTCTTTGAACAATTGCTGAAGTTGTAATTCCTCCAACTCCTCTATCACCATAAAAATTAAATTCATTCTCTTCATTTCTTGCGGTTAATTCAATTTTACCCCAACTAAAGTTTCCAAAGTAATTTGATGCTATGATGTCTCCAGAATAACCACCGCCAGAATCAGTTCTAAGAGAGTCGAAAGTAAAAATAGTTGAATCAAATCGAATATTTGTATTGTCAAATGTAAAAGTAGAAATTCCACTAATTCTTGCAAAAACTCTTCTTATTGTAGTGGTTGCAGAACCAACTGTTGCGATTCCAATCATAGTATTTGCAACACTTACATTACTTACACTTTCTACTTGATAAACATTATCTACAAAATTAGTTCCAATTCCTATAATATTATTACTATTGTCTCTTGATTTTATTGATGTCTTTGCAAAACCAACATTTGAACTGTGAATTAAGAAGTAATCACCAGTTCCAATTCCACTAACTGTAATTGCAGTTCCAACTACAGAAGTATCTCTTAAGTATGAAGCAGTTGGAATAAAAAAATCAAATATCACTTGATCAATTGAAGAAACTGTAGTGGTTCCAAATCCAACAATTACACCAGAATCACCACTATAAGTATTAACAGAGTCTGATTCTAAAATTAAAGTTGGAGATTCAATTAATACCTGTGGAACAGAAGTAGATATATATCCACTTCCTTCAAATGTAACTGCAATATCTGTTATTGTTCCATTAGTCATAGTTGCGGATGCAAGAGCAGTATTTTGTGCTGCTGTCGTTCCGAATCCAATTGGTTGAGAAATTGATACTGTTGGTGTAATTGTATATCCAACTCCACCATCACTAATTACAATAGAAGTAACAGTTCCTCCAGAAGAAACTATAGAAGTTGCAGTTGCTCCTACTCTATTGTCTTGAGAAATTAATGTAATATTTTTTTGGAAAGTTAAAGATGCATCATTTTCATTAATCGGATTGAAAAATGGACGAATATTATCCACATAAATGATTGTAGATCCAATACCAACCGATTTGATTAGATATGCTGTTGGATATATTAACGGTTCATATAAAATTCTATTTTTTCCAATTATTTGTGCATTAATAATTTTGTCTTCAGTTTGTCTACACCAGACAACAGGCCTTAATAAATTAGAATTACTAGTATTCCCTGGTCCAAAATATGGTAAAGTATCAACTGTGTCTGTGGATGTAATTCTAGTAACAGTTCTTTCATCTTCTTGAAAAAATGCAGATTGTTTGAGATAGGCATCATATCCAATAGTTAATTCATCTCCTTCTTTCACTGTTTCTAAAATGTTTCTGCTAATAACATCAATAGAACCACTTCCTTTATAAAAAAGTATTTTTGATGTATCTCCAGATTTTGGTGCTTCTGTAAATGTGATAACACTTCCACCATTAAAAATATATCCATCTCCAGGAATTTGTAAAATGTCATTAATAAAGATTAATAAAACATCTTGAACGTTTATTGGTGAACCTAATGAAGGACGAATTGAAATAAGACTTCCAGAGTCCAAAATCGGAAATTGTGTTCGTGAACCATCAAATAATGCATCATAATTATCAAGAACTTTTAATTCTCCAATTGACCATCCAGAAAACTTATCGCTGTTTGTTTTTTCTATTGAAAGTTGAAATTCTCTAAAAGAAGCAGATCCTGTAGTAGGAATTCCTGCTGTTCCACCAATTGCAACAGTTAAAATTTGCTCCTGCTCATAACCATAACCAAGATTTACAAGTTCAAAATCAATTACACTTGATCCTTGTCCTACTATAATATTTGCAACAGCATTAACACCACTTCCAGAGACTGAAGAATTGCTATAAATTAATGGTATTTCTGAATATGAAAGTGGTGGATCGATAATTACCTCTGGTGGATTAGTAGAAGTATAACCTGTTCCCGGATTTGTAATTGCAATACTTACAATATTTCCAGTATTTACTGAAGCTATGCCAATATATTGTATGCTTGGAGTTCCTGTTGATGAAGTTGTGACACCTACTCGAACATTTGTTTGTATTCCAGATCTATATCCAGAACCACTATTTCCGATACTGATTGCAGAAATAGTTCCAGCAATAGAAATAGTAACAGTTGCCCCAGCAGAAACAAGTGGTTGATATCCAAAACCTCCTGTGGATCCAACAGATACGATAATTCCACCTCTGGGTAATTTTGAAGTGTTTACATCATAAATTGCTGATACACCAGTTCCTGTAAAACTAATACTTGTGATTCCTGAATTTTCTAATAATGTATAATTTGAATTTGATCCAGGGCCTTGAAAAATATCATTAATTAGAATGACTGAATTTTCATTACCAATTCCTGTAACATTAGATTTATTGGAAGTAAGAGTAAAAGATTTTTTATCACCATTAAAGTTTTGAGAGATGTCATCAAAAATATAATTTTTAGAATATGCCTCATCACTCGAATTTGGAGTTCCAGATCTTAAGAACACTCTTCCTTGAAAAGATGAAGATACTGATATTTCAGTCCAATCTCTTTCATCTGAATCATTTGTAGGTAAACTTACTGGAATATTTCCATATGGAGCTTCAGAGAAATTAAGAGTGTTATTTACAATATTATAATTTCCAATCACTTTAGTAACCAAAGATCCTGCTAAATGTCCAACAACTGTTGTTCCTAAACGTGGTCTTTTTAGAAGAAATGCATTTGTAGATCCAATTCCTACACGATCAATTCTCATAATTTCATCATTAATTTTGATTAAATCTCCACCAAAAAAGGAGGTGATTCCGGTAAAATATGCAATGTCTTCTGATATTAATAAATGTTTAGACAATAAGGAAGTGACTGATGTTGATACGATAGGAGATTGAATTAAATTATCAAGAGCAATAATAACTTTTTCATTTTGATTGATCGCATTAAATGTGTGAAAAGAACCAATACCAACAGAAGTAAAATTTAAAACTTCCGGAGTTGATTTTAATGCATTTTTAGCACTAGATGCTAATTTAATTAAATTATTACTTACCTTTACAGCGTAAACTGTTGCTGGTAATTTATCAGTAATTCCAATTCCAACAAAACTAGTCGATGCAATTCCAATTGCTTGAGTTGATCCCGCACCAGTATTTGAATAAATAAATTCTTCTCCGGTTACCATAAAGTGATTTGGTATCTTTATCGTATTGTTTAATATGTCAACGATTAAAGGATCACTTCCATTAAAATTTCTTCTAAATATATCATCAGTTTTGTGCTGTAAGTTAAAGTCTCTTTTTATAAGAGTTTCCGTTCCCTCATATATATTGCTATTGGTGACTATTGAAGAGTTTGTTAGATCAATTTTCGTAATATCACTCGCTTCATCTGCAATTTGTAATGCATTCATAAAAGATTTGACTTGAACTTCAATATTTGGATTTGGAGTAAAAGTAATTTTTGTATGTGTGTCTGTTCTAGATACACCAACTGTTCCAAGTCCAGATGCAGTTTCTATGTTTGCAAATTCAGTAATAAAGGTGTCCGTAGAATTATGAAAAACCAAAACTTCAGATAATTGATGATGGTTATTAACTGAATCTGATACTTGAACTAAAAAATGAGCACAATCATAGTCAAAATTGTCACTATTAATATTAGTATAATGGCCGATTGGAGTTGCAATTGGTGATGTAGATGATGCAATTGATGTTGTTCTTGCCTCCAATAAAGAGTATTTCATATCGAAAGTTCCTACACCAGTATATGATGTGTTCGCAATAGATATTTTTAATGTATTGCAAGTAACTGCTAATCCAGTATTTGGAATAAAATCTACAATTAAATTTGAACCTGAAAAATATGAATGATATGTTCCTAAACCAGAACTTGAATATGGAGACATAGAATTACTTGTCAATTGTCCATATTCTAAAAATTGAATATTTGATCCATCATGAATAATATTTAACTCATCAAATTCATATTGTCCATTACTTCCAGTAACTTCGACTAAAACTTTTGATGAGGTGTATGTATTAGCAACGCTTACAATAGTGCAAGTAGATCCGAGAGAAGCTGAAGAAACGCTTGTTCCTACAACATCTACAATTCCACCATAATTAGCACTACTGATACCAGATAAAATACCTTTTACATTATATGAAATAATAGAAATGTTATAGTTGTTAACAATATATTTTATTGGATAAAATTGTAATATTCCATCTTTTCCCTGAATGGTAAAATCGAAAGAACCCAAATCATTAACACTATAAACTTTTGCATATTGGTTTAAAAATCCTGTTGTGTCGTCATGTAAAAGTGTAACAAATTCACATTGTCTTTCATCAGTATATCTTCGATCTTTTACATAAATTAAATATTTTTGAACTCTTGCATCTGATAATTTAAATGTATGAATGTCTCCATAACGAGTTGCTCTTGGATTACTGTTAAATTGTGAACTTATGTCATCAATAGAAAGAACTCTATTTCCTACAGATTCTTCGTAGTCTGTGAGAATTCGACTTGAAAATATAATTTCATCAGAAAATGATGAATTTCCAATCTGTAAATAATTTTCTTTTACTAAATCAAAATCATGAACGCAATTTAAATTTACTTCACTAACAATAATATTTGTAACTTCAACAGATGTTAAATTTGTAGGAATTCTTACCACTAGTGAATTTTTATTTGTCTCTGAAAGAGATGATTCTAATTGATAATCAGCAAATTTCCTAAATCCTGAAGTATGATTTAAAGTACTTACAACATCATTCCAAGTATCATAGTCGATTTTTGATTTTATTGAATAAGAAAAATTTTGATAGTAAAAACTATCTTGTATTTTTTGTAAATTGTCATTTAAGAATCCTGAATTAAATTTCCACCCGCGTTTAACTTTAGATGTTGATCCAGTTTTAAAAAAAGAATCTCTTCTTTCGACAGAAGTTATATTTCCTTGAGTTTTTGAAGTAAAACCTTCTATACTAAAATTAGTATAAAAATTATCCTTTGAACTTACTATAAGTAAATTATTTTTTTGATCCCAATTTTCAACCGTTCCTGTGGAAGAATTTGAATTTATTGTTTCACCAGTTAAAAAATTGTTTTTAGATAAAATCGGATTGAATATTGGAAAATGTTTCTGAGGAATAATTCTTCCTGATGAATTAGTTGAGTCATAGTCTCCAGGAATTTCAGATGAACCGAGAAATTCAGAAAGACTATAACTTACTGATCCAATTCCACCTAAGTTTGGAGTCACAGAAGTGAGTGTGAATAAATTATAATTATAATCTTTAGAATTATATCCTCTTCCGATCGATCCGATTCCAATACTTATGTTTTCAATTAAAACTTTATCATTAACCTGAAATGGAAATGAGTTTGCCGTGCTGAATCCAACTGATAAAGTTACAGTTACAATCTTAGTAAAATTGTTAAATGTAATAGAACTAATACCAACACCATTTGTATTTTCTGTTGGAAGAATGATTGGTAGAGAATTATTAATTCCAAATGTATTTTTTAAAATCGTAACTTGAGTATCTCCTAAAGAATATCTTAAATCAACTTCTGGAATAACATTTTTTGTTTTATTGTCAATGACAATTAATTTTGGTGCGGATCTATATCCCTTTCCTGCCGAAGAAATTCCAATTGATAAAAATGATGATAAAGGATCTACTTTTATAATTTGTGGAAAATACACAGTAGGCCTAACTGTATTGTCTGAAGAAAAATCAAACCCAATATCAGATATTTTTGTTTTTTTAATTTTTCCAATGCTAGAGCTAAAAACTTCTACAATCGCATTTGTTCCAAATGCACTGGTAATTGTTGCAACTCCCGGTAATGAATAATAATTTTTTCCTTTATTTCGTATTTTAAATTCTGCAATCGGTCCAAATGCTGAAGATGATGATGTTTCATATGTTATAGATGAAGTTAAGGATGTATATGAAACAGATTCTGGAGATTGTATTAAATTATAAGTAAAAGAACTTGGTGTTGTAACAGAAATATTGTATTCTCCATTATATTCACTATTTTCAATTTGAAGTTCATTATAGTCTTTGACTAAAGTATCAATGACAACTTCTCTTTTTATTTGCGGAGTATTATTATCATATATTGGAATAAGATTGTAATATAATTTTTCTGGAGTATTTTCATTTACATTCAATACTATTTTTGCAGTTGTAGTTACACCAATTATTCCTGTTTTTTGAACTTCAAAAATATTAGAAGTTTTTGAAGTATTAAATTCTTCAATAAAATTGCAATCTTTATAGAATTTAAATTGAAATGCTGGATATAACGTAGATTGATTTACATATGATAATGAAGAATCTGAGAGATTAAATGTTATACTAGAATTTTTATATAACTTAATTGCCGGATTAACTGGAGATAAAGTGCCATTTGACGCACTAGTGATTTCAACAATTTCTGGAATCAAACTTGTTGCACTGTAGTAAGTGTTTGAAAGTTTAAAAGTATCACTATCTACAATCACTACATAATAAATTTGATTATTTTGAAGTCCTCCAGATGGAGAACTTGAAATGTGAATAATTTTTTGTCCGTTAAGAAATCCGTGATTAACGATACTAATAGTGTTTGTAGATGTATTTACTCCTGCAGAGATAAAATCTTTAGAATTAATAACCACTCTTCTATTATGATCATTATATTTCACAGAAAATGTTGTACTAATAGACGGATTTATTGAAATAAAAACAGAATCTTCTGTTGTTAAACCGTGAGTTTGTGAGGTAGAAACTGTGACTAAATTTCTAGAAATTTTTCCAGTAATTGAATCATAATTTGTTTTAAAACTATGATGTGTTCCCGTTCCAATTCCTGTAAAAAAAAGAGTGCTTAATCCATTTGTTGTAGAAGCAATTCCAACAAAAACTCCTGTAGATCCTAATCCAACCTTTACTGTCGAAATACCGATTAAGTCTTGCGATATTTTTGCAACAAAAACTTGAGATTGATTTGTAAGAGTAACAGACGTAGAAATACCATTTGTAGAAACGCCGATTGGAGATCCGATATTTGGAGAGTATGTCAGTATGTCTCCAGTTTCTAATTTATGATTCGGAAGATAAATTGTCTTTGTTGGAATGAAAATCTGAGTTATTCCTGCTCCAGGATTTGATAATGTAAGAGTAGTTCCAATTCCAACTCCGGCAGTGGTTCCAAGCCCAACAGAATCTAAAGGATTAAAGTATATTTGACGATTTAATTTATAATCATATGAAGTGGTGATTCCAGTAATAATTTTTAATTTTTTTGGGTTTTCATATAAAATTTCCGTTGCAGTATGTGAAACACCAACTGTATTGTCAATTTGTCTTAAAACTCTAATTCTTGAATTGAAAGAATCGATATTTAATATTTTTATTCTTTCTGTTGATATTGTAAAAATATCGTTTTCACGGATATTTGTTGGACTTAAATTTCCTGTAACATAAAAATAAGTAACGATTCCAGTTGCACCAACAGTACCAACTCCCATGTTAAGTGAAAGAGTAGATGTTGTAACATTGATATTATATGAACTTAATTGTAAAGATGTTGATGTTGTGTTTAATCCAGAAATACTAATTACATCATTATTATTTAAATTATGAGGATTTTCTGTATATATTGTAAAAGAATTTTTTTCTTCACCAGATAAAAACTCTGCATTACTAATTGTACTCGTTGCAGTGCTAACTAGAGTTACAGATTTTCCTTTTATTCTAGAAACTTTTGCATCAGCACCACTCCCATTTGTATCACTATTATCGAATACGATAGAATCATTTATTTTATAACCATCTCCACCACTATCAATTCCAACACTTTCAATTGATCCTGGCATTGCAAATTCAACATCAACCGTTTGATTTAAGTTATTTGGAGTTGATAAGTATGGATATGATGCAGTTTTATTAATAATGTTGTAAGGAGTTGTAAACCTCAACCAAGATGTTTCGTTTATATTAAAATCATCTTGATTTGATGCAACCTTGAAATTAAATTCATTTGGAATTGATTTAAAGTTATTTCCAATTAGATATGGAAATACTGGTCTTCTATAATTTTTAAAAGGACCTGAATTATCAACAGAAATATTATTAATAGTTGCAAAATATGCATACGTTCCATTAGGATATTCTGGAGTAACGCAGAATCTTCCATTATTTTCATCAAGAACTGTTTCATCACTTTTTTTAGAGCATACATAATCTTCTACAAAAAAACCAAGTGGGAAATTTGGTCTTTGTTGTGAGGAATTTAATTCGTATCCAGATTTCATAGGAGAAACTATTCCTCCTTGTCTGGTTATGTACCCATAAGGACCATAAATTGGGTTTCCATCATAAGCCCAACCAATAATAGGAGAATGTTTTGAGTTTAATTGTTCTTCATTATTAACCTTTATGAGATCTGGACTCCCATATAAAATTTCTCCGTTTTGGTTTACAGAATAAATTATTTCTCTTAGTTTTCTTGGGGCATATAAATGAGAATATTCTAATTGATAATTTTTGTTTATTCCATTAGATAAAATTCCATCATCATTAGAGATATTATTAAAATATTTTTCAAATAAGTTTACTCTCCAGGTTTGTATTTTGGAATCAAATTTACAGGAGGATCCTGGAGATGTAATAGAGATAAAGGTTGATTTTTGAGAATATCCAATTCCACTATTAATAATTTTAACTGAAGTTATAGATCCATTTTGAACTATTGGAGTTATGGATGCACCAGATCCACTTCCAGTAATAAAAATATTTGGAGTAGAATAGTTTATACCAGATTTATTAATAATTACATCAACAATTTTTCCATTTTGAATAATTGGAGTTAATTGTGCATTTGATCCACTATCTAATATTATATTTGGTTGACGATTATAGTTTAATATTTCTGAAGATCCATATCCAATTCCATTGTCTGATAAATGTACGGAAGTAATTTGACCTCTAAATATTGGTTTAATTATTGATTTAAAAGTTTCAGATCCTACTGAAGAAATTCCAACATCTCCAACAATTTCAACATTAATTTCCGGATAATTAAAAATATGTGTTCCAGATCCAGTGGAATTGAAAATAACAAATTGCTTTGTTCGATAATATAAATCTTGATTTGTAGATCCTATACCTACTTGAGATAATCTAAATTTATTGTTATCAACTGTTGTGACATAATAAGAAGTGTTTGTTGTGAGACCACTAATTAAAGTTCCATCAACATTGTAAGTTACAATTTCTCCTGACTTATAATCATGATTTTCAATTTCAACGATACTTAAAGCAGTGTTAATTCCTGATGATAATACGGTTCTTTTTTTATTTTCATATCCACTTCCAGTATCGATAATGTTGATTGAACCAACTACTGATTTTTTGTTATATGATTGAAAAGTATGATTTCCAACTCCGTATGACGATAAAACAACAGTATTAATTCCAGAAACCGCATCGTCTAATGTTTTGTGTAGTTTAATTACATGTGGAGAAATTGTAGATACGTAGTATGAAGAATCTGTCGAAAGACCTCCAACTCCAGTTTGTCCATATGTTCTATAGAGGACTCTTTCAGAATTTTGAAATTTATGATAGGTTCCAAATCCAATTGTTGAGACTGTACTTCCAATTCCTACAAAAGCAGATTTACTCTCAGAGTTAAATGATGTTTCGTGATCAATCAGTTTCATATTGACACTGGCACTTGCACCAAAACCATTTCCACCAGTTATGTTTATAATTGGAGTGCTTTGATAGTCAAATCCAGAATCAATAATTCTAATCTCAGATAAAAATCCTTTTACTGCACAATATCCAGTAGCTCCATATCCAACAGCATCGGATATGATCAAGGTTGGAGGAGTAATTATATCGTATCCAAATCCTGGTGAGATTACATCGATATTTTTAAGTTTTCCATAATAAACTAAATCAGATGACTTATAATTTAATATTTCAACACCATTAATTAATATTCCAGTGAATCCAGGGTTAGTTGGATATATATTTCCATCGTTGATTGGAGGACATACTTCTCTTAATAATTTTTGAGGAAGAAGTGTTTTCGATTTAAAATCATAAAGTTCTATTTTATTGTCAGATACCGTTGTTGAATCACTTACATATTCAAAATTTGAATAATATATACTATCTTTACTCTTTGCAAATTGAATATTGTTTTGATCGATTCTTTTAACATAATAAATTCCCTCATCAAAAAGAGAATTTGTAGGAGTAGGAGGAGTATAATAAACAATATCTCCAGTGTAAAATCCGTGATCTCTTGTAGAAGTTATATTAAATATGTTAGTTGATCCGATTCCAGATGAAGGAAAAGTTCCAGAAAATATTATAGACTTATTGTATAAATTTAAAGGTTGATTATAATATGATGGTAAAGATGGAGAAGCAACTAATAATTTTTCATTTAATTTATATAAGTTTTGAACATTTGAATTTATATTTGATAAGTTTTGAAAAGTATCTGATTTTGTTTTTAATAAATTTCTTCTTATAATATATTGATCTTTTGAAAGAATTCCCTGACCAGAAATTGAAAACGATGTAGAAGAAATTATATTTGTAATTGTTGATACTTTTTCACTTCCACTGAAATTTAAAATCTTAATTGAATCTCCGATTTTAAAAATATGTGGAGTCTTAACAACAATATTGTAAGTATAATCAAATGTATTTTGTAAAATTATTGAATCAATTTCAATTTCGTAGGATGATGCAATATTTAAAAACCAGTTATTAAAGAGATAATCATCAACATCAACTCCAAGAGTTTTTATTTGTGCGGTATCTCCGACATGATAATATCGAGTGTTGTCTTCGATTGAACATGATTTAATAACAGAATTAATTCTTACTTTAATTAATTCGTTCGATACTTTTGCATATGCATAAGTATTAATTCCAACTTCAGATTTATCTTTAATAGTTTTTAGTATTTCAGAACAATCAAAAAATTGTGTGAATGATTTGTTTGAATATGATATCACTCCCACAGTATTATCATCGTAAATTACTGAAAGATTTCCACTTTGTGGAAATCCGATTGTAGAATCTACTGATAATGTTGTAGTTCCTGTAGAAACAGACTCAATTAATCTTGTTTTTGAATGAACCGAAAAATTACCATATATTGCACCTCTTACTCTAATATCGCGGCTGTAATTAGAATCTAAACTTAATTTATAGTAAGTTTTTCCTATTCCAGAATTTATAATCTCTACATTTGTAATTGGTGCATATGCTTTTGAAATATCATGATATTCGTCTTGAAATAATGTTGCTTTTATCAAATTTAAGGGATTCCCTTCAATACTTTCTACAACTAAATCGTCTGTAATTTGATAATTTGCATCTGATGATCGAAACAAATAATCTTTAGGACGAATAATAACTGCTCTTTCTCCATACAGTGCATTAAATAAAATTTTAAATGACTCGTCAGTTCCTTTACTTAAATAAAAATCTTTTGCTTGTTTAATAAAGAGAGATTGATTGATATTTGAATTCAAAGTTCGGTTTTCAAGTCCTGGTAGTAATTGATATTTGATTTTAAGTAAAAATTCTTTTAAAAATAAAGAACTTAAGTTTTTAATTACTGATCCTGAGGCATGTTCTGCTACCTCACTTTCTGCAAAAACTAATTGATCTGGATGATTTTGTTTCGTAAGTGATGTAACTCCAGAAAATCCTCTAATACATCCAGTAAAAGAATTTGGTGTTTTTTTTGTATATGCGATAATTTCGTCATCAATTTGCAAAATTCCGTAAGAATCTGGAAATCCCTCTGTTGCCGTATTACTTAAATCTACAATAATTTCCGTATCAAAAAAAGAAATACTTGATTTAAGAATCGTTGAGTCTGCTTGTTTAGTTATTTCATCAACATTGATATATCTATCAATATTTTGAATTAAATCTGCAGGAGCTCCTTTAAACTCTTGAGAAACATAATATTGTGATAAAAATTCAGAAATTAACGGAAATTCTTCTATTACATAATTTGGAAGTTGATTTTTAACAATATTGTTAAATTGAATTCTTTTTTCTTTCATTTTTATGCTTAATATAAATTCCTGCTATTAGAACTACTAGAACTTGAAGTTAGATTATAGTTTGATGTTCCAGAACTTGAAGTTACATTAGAGTTTGACGTTGATGAATCTAAACCAGATGCTCTTACCAAATTCCCATTACTATAACTTGAAGATACAATATAGTTTAATGCTGATGGATCTAAACCAGATGAAATTTTATCAATTACCATTTCAAATATACTGTTACTGATATCTAGTTGCAAATATAAATCCTGCACTCCTATTACATCATTTGAATGTGGAGTTGCTGAAATTTGTATTATTGGTTGGCCGTCTTTAATTTTTGCAGATGTAATATTAATTGGATTTAATGTAATAATTCCCTTCATATAATTAATTCTTCCAATTCCTTTTTTTACAATTGTTGGATTTAAAGAAGATACGTTAGGAAGTGTAAAAATAAATATCGATCCAGTATTTCGATTGGTATCTGGAATATCAGACATATAAACCTCTTCAGAAATTCCAAATATTTTAAATGCTGTTGATTTAATATTATATCCTTTCATACTATTAATATGAAATTCATTTCCAAATCCAATTGAATATTCAGCAAAAGAATTTAAAACTACTCGTAAGTCTCTTCTCATTTGAATTATTGTAATATTTGATGTTACTGAATCGTGACTATCATCAATAATTTTTAAAAATTTACTATATTTAAATCTAGCACCATATTTGTTAAGTTCTGATGACTCTGCATATTTAAGAGCATTTGATTGAATTATACTTGATACACTGGATGAACTTGGTGCTAAATTTGAATTATAATAAATTTTTGAAATTACCTCTAGATATAGGTACTTTAAATCTAAAATTTCTGGAACAATTCCTGCAACTGCATATTGCTTCAACATCATTTTGATATTTTCTTTAATTAAATTAGGTATAAAATCACCGGTTCTTGGTTTAATACTAATAAAAACTTTTCCATACTGTGGAGGAATGAGTTCTTCTCCACCAAATACAGAAATTGACTCAGTTTCTGGATAAATTTTTGCAGGAATTAACGTTTCATAATCATTTGAGGTAAGTGCTCGATTTTGCGTTGCATAAATTCTAGGAGCAAATTTACGAATCGATTCCACTGGTTCAATAGATTCTCCACCAGAAGATATTAATCCTGTTGAGAGTAAAGAAATTCCTGAAGTTACATTATATGTAATTGAATTTCGAGTATATGAAAGTCTTCCCGAAAATGTAAATTGACTGATTCCATTTCCACTATCACCATTTGATGTGATATATGAAACCTGAATATAATTTCCATCTTTTAGTGCTTTTCCAAAAACACCGTCACCAAATATTAATTCATATCTTTCATCTTCAATTTCTTGAATATAATAAACCTCAGATTCTGAATTTACATTAAATAAACTATTTTGAAGATTATATTTAACTGATATTGTAGAAGTTTGATTTGGTTTCACAATAACAGAAATTAAATCAGTATCAATTCCAGAGTTTGGAAGAATATACTTTTGATTTGGATTTCTAGGATTATATATAAAATCATTTGTTAATAAAACTCCTTCATAAATTTGAATTTCATCGAATGATGCAATATTGTTAACAACTGGTACAGTAATATCTTCAAGTATTGAAAATACAAATGATTGATTACCGAAAGATCCTGAAGTACTTGCAATTGGGCCCTTATGTAAAGTAAGTGATACTGGAGGTGGAGTAATGTTTGAGTTATCTACAAAAAAACTGATTGTTGATGTTGCTGCCTTTCTTGATTTTGGAACATATCCAATATTTCTTGCAAGAGAAACAACATTTTCTCTGAGTGTTGCACTATCAATAAAAACTTCATTTGCAACCATATTTGCATTATATGAAGTAATATAGGTATTATATGCCAAAACATCAAGAATTGTTGATAGATTAGATCCCTCAAAGTCATAATCCGTAAAATTAGAATTTGACTTTAAATAATTTTTAAGAGTTGTTTTAATCTGATCAAAATCCAGATTTGTAAAATTGACTAATGGCATTTACCTAATTACCGAGTAGGTTGCAGAACAAATTCAAGTTGCTGTGGCAACACATCAGCACCAATAATTCGATATTGAATCAAAACATCAAATGTTGTATTATCATAATCAGGAGTTGTCTGAACATCAATTAATTCAACTCGTGGTTCATAGTTTGTAATTGAATTTCTTATTTCATTTTTAATAATTGATGCGGAAATTTCATCTATATTTTCAAAAAGAGAATCTGAAATTCGAGATCCAAAATCTGAGTCAAAAAATTTCTCTCCTGGAAGAGTAAATACAATATTACGAATTGAACGAGCAATTGCATTCTCATTTTTCAAAGCAATTAGATCTAGATTCAGGGGATTTACCTGAAAAGACATGCTAATGTCTTTAAAACCTTGACTAATTCGCTCTAAAGGCATTTAATACTCTAAATCTATCTTATTTATTACAGTTTTTTGACTCATAAAGAGGCTCTGTTCCATATTCCCAATCATCATAATCTTCATCGTTACGAATTTTTTTGTGAAGTTCATTTTGAGTCAAAAAATCGTGTTTTTTTGGCGTTAAATTGTCATTTGCAATTTCACGAAGCATTTTTGGAGGTGTTACTGAATAATCTGTGATTAATTTTGTAGTTCCCCACATTTTTTTCATGTAATTTTGATCTCTATCCGAAGGTTTTCCCATTTTTTTGCTCCTGATTGGTTAAAACAGAACTTTTTACGGGGTTTTTATCCCGTTTTTTAATAATATCATAGTCATCTTTTAATATTTCTTTGAGATAATTATTATCCCACATATCATAGTAAGATGTTTTTGCTAGATCTTCTCGAAATTTACGTAATTTTTGAGTTGGTTGCCCCAAAATCAAATTATATTTACCATTATTTGTTTGAATTCCATTAATGAATGTGTCATATTTACTACAATCTTCAAAAAATTTCCATTTATCGTATTTCAAATTGCAAACATCAACCCATTTACAAACTTCATTTAGATTAAATTCGTCTTCAATGATATATATCACCACATCCATACCCTCAATGGGTTCTATGGCGTTTGCAGAGCACTCTACGATGCGATATTTTGACTTTGATGCAAAGGGACAAATTGCAAATCCATTTAATTCTTGTCTTATTTTAGATACTTTATGTATCCAATTAAAAATGTGTTTTTCTTTCTCAGTCATAAAAAAAGAGTGTTTGTTTCTATTTAAGCACTTCAATATTTTGAAGATTGTGTACAAATTTCTATGTTTTTTGTTTTTCGGTTTTTTTCAAGACGAGAAACGACGGGCGGCTTGGCGTCGGCGTTTTTGGTAATTAATGATAAAAACATATAAAAACATATAAAAACATAAAAAGGTACTTAAATTTAAGTACCTTGAAAGATTATTTACCTTGCCCTCTAAGAGGTTTTCGTGCATTATTTCTGCTAGTTGCAGAATATTTTGTGTGTTTCCCATTTCCCTGTCGAGTATTTTTGGGATGAGATTCAACTTCTCCTGATCCGATCAGTGATTTACGATTTGACATATAAGATTACTTTGATATCAAATAATTCTCATTTTTTCGTGTCCAACACGAATTCTTGGATCGCACCAAATTTGAAAACCTTTTTCCATTGCATCAAGACAAAATGAGACATCCTCGCCACACATGTCCTGAACCGCACCAGATTCAAAAACTTGCATCTTTGGGGCAAACCAAGGGTACTCAAGACTTTCAAATACACCTTTTTTAATTAGTACCCAACCAAATCCAGTATAATCAACTGTAAAAGGCTTACGACGTTTTGAGATACTTTCTACAGTTTCATGATTCATGACACCACCATTTTTGCGGAAGTCATCTTCTTCTAACCAATGTGCGACAGATGTTGTTTGCCCATCTTCTGTTACATACCAACCACCTACAATTTCCTTTTCTTCACCTTCTTCATTCAATGCCATATCACAAAGTTGCCAGAATTTTTTTGTGTCAAAGACAATATCCGAGTCAATCCACAATTGATAATCGTAAGTTAATTTACCATCCCAGGGAATTTGTTTTGGTCCGCGTAATACATTTGCACCTAAACATTTACAACGTGCAAAGTTTACCATTGATGAGTAATCTTGTGAGATTTGAATATTCATTCCATTTTGTACAATGTCAAAACAAAGTTGTACAAATGCCTTGAGAAAAATAAAAGAACATCCACGACCTGGAAGACAAAAAACAATTGACTTACCTTTCATTCGTTCTTTAATCGCATCATAATTCCAATCTTCTGTTGATGATGCTCTTGGTGCCGCAGCTTTAACAGTGAATCCTTTTGCCATAAAAATTTAATTCTCCCTTCATTTTAATTTTAACAGTTTATATATGTCTTGTCAATGAGAAGAATTTAATAACACTTCTCGATTTAAATATAGTTCTTCATATGACAAATCTTGAAGACTATAATCAGTTTGAATCAGACTTATCATTCCTCTTATAGTATTCCATGTTATATGAAAATCTTCCTCTTTAACTGAGTGAAATAAACATTTATTTTTTGCATATATGTGATATATTTTTTCGGTATTGTGCATTATTTTTTTCTGGAAAATTTTTTTTATGATTTTATTTCACAACAATATTATATATCATGACTAATAAAAATCCAAGAGGAATGAATATTGTTTGTTTTGGATAGCGAATCATCCATCCAGCAAGCACAACTCTAAAGAAGTTCCAGTATGGTTTTCTTTTGCGAGAGTAATACATCTTATTTTTTTCTGGGGGATTTTTTTTCTGTGTGATATTTAGAGATCGATTTGTCACCTCTGTAGGTTAGGGTAGTGATGCGTTTTTATATAAGCAACGCCGCCCACAAAGGCATCAACGAACCGCATAAACACTGCCAGAACACTGATTATAACACATAAGCACTCATGATGTCAATTTTCGTGAGATTGTCTCTCAAGTATCACATTTTGAGTTTGAGGTTGATTGTTCATAACTCAAGTGCCCCCAGTTTCTGAAACTCGGAAGGAATCAGCTTCTTTGCAATACGCTTACCGTTAATCTCAAAAGTATAACGAAACTGGCCCTTTACAGTTTTAGAAACTTTCGTTCGAAGGCAGATGTCAAGAGGATAACAAATCTTACTTGGAAAAAAGTGCTCGCAAACACCATCTAGGCGACCGGTTAAAAAATGAAGTTTGTTGCGTTGTTGAAAATTTTCCATTGCAATCTCTTCTGAGAGTTGAATGGAATCGAAGAGTTGTTGAGTGTTCATACTATAGAGACAGTTTCAGTGGCTCAGTAAGATTATTAAAGACTCTCAAGAACTTCACGATAATCAATGAATTTAATACACCAACCGGTTGCAGATGTGATCTCTTCAATTAGATCATCTTCGTCACATGCTTCCCAGATCTGTCCTAAAGTTTCATTCACAATTTCTTCTTGAAGTTGAGAAGAAATTGTACCAAAAGAATCCTCAAAATCAAACTCAATGTTAGTAACTTGAAATTGCATCATTTGCCTAATAAACCTCTCTCACGCAATTCTCTATCAATACAATCGAAGATTTCACTATAAAGGTAATCATAATCTTCCTCGATGCTGTTGAGAACTTCGAATGCAACTTCACGATTCACAGGTATCTTGATTTGCACTTTATAAGTGCAGACATCATCATTGGTGAAGATAAACGCAGCACAGGGAGCATCTTCCCCCTGATACTCAATTAACTGATTCACGCGATCGCGAAGATTTGCCAGAGTGTTGTTAGTTGTCATTTGCCAGAGTGTTGTTAGTTGTCATTGGATTTGTATCATGCCAGACGCATTCCTGAGAAGAAAGGAATCGTGCCGTGATTCATGTTAACAAACCACTTACCTTTACGTTGGAAAATACCTTCATGAGGCAATCCAAAGGCACTCAGAATAGCATTGAGACGTGATTTGGTAGTCTGAGACTGCCAACCACCATCGAACAATTCGATCCAAGTTTCACCAATTCGAGCAATTAAATTACCATGCAAAAATACATCCACAACATTCGAACATGCAATCACTTCGGTATTAGCAACTTTGAGATCTTTGCCTGCTTTGATAGCAGCAATCATTTGAGATTCGATCTTACGCATGTTGGTTGATTGGTTGTTCATACTATAGGAACAGTTTCAGGGGCCCAGTACTATGACTGAAAGGCACTCAAAGTTGAGACAGAATGAAAGTATTCACCTGGTGGGGACAGTCGGACTCGAACCGACAAAGTTAAAGTTGGCGCGCCAGCTTCAACCAATTCCGCCAAGGTGCCCCCATGTGCCAGATGATCGCTGGGAGCATGAAATCAAACTCCCACTATCGGGACACTTTCGGGGGCCCTATTAGTATAAAGAACCTTATATGGCCTTAAATTTATAGATACTAAAAAACCTTCGAATTACATCGATAATTTCAAAAGCACACAAGAAACTATTATCGGAATCCGAATTTTTTATATAAGATCTTATTAAAGTAAACTCACTCTTTATATATTTCCAAGTTGTTGAGACTTGACGATTTTATTGCGCCGGAGACCGCGTTCTAACTCCCTCTTTTTATAACAAAAGTTTAAGTTTAATGATACCACGATGTATCACTCAACTCATTTGAATTTTAGAATCATTCAGTCTGAGTAACTTAATACTTATCATACAGGGAGTTCTTTTTATCCACTGTTAGAAGACTTATCTCACCGGGCAAAGCCGTCTGTTGTGCTCCTATGGGAAAGAACTATATAAACATTAAGCTTAAGTTTCTTTTCTGTGATTCTACGATTCTATTTATACAATTTACCATCTTTCAGGCCGACTGAGATCCTCAATATATGCCTCACAATTTTCTGCAGGTTCTAATTCAAATAACTTTTCCCAGTCTAATTGATGTGGATCAAAATCATTCAAAACATTAAGTTCTAATGTCACTCTATATCTTTGTTTTTGGGCTTGAGAATACGCAACAGACATAATTGATGCTCCATTGATGTATGAGAACATGATAAGATATCTTGAGTTAATTGTCAAGCATCCTTAAAGATATTTATGAAATTTTTGTGTTTTTGAATGTGACTGTGAAATTTTGTAATTCTGGTGTCATGAGTTTTTCTGAGGCATTGACATTTCAGCGAGTTTATGATATTATGCGCGCAAAGATCACAAGAACTCAAGACATTTATAATACATTAAATCACTCAAGAACGCATAAGACATTTATAATACATTAAATCACTCAAGAACGCATAAGACATTTATAGTGCATTAATTCTCAATAATATCACCTAATTGATTCTCAATAATCAAACTTATTGAGAATGAGATTAACAACTCTTTTATATTAAATAATATATTAAAAAATAATATCATATCAAAACAATATAAAAAAGAGAGGAATTTTGATTTCCTCTCTATGATAAACAATCTCTTCAATGAAAATATAATGTTTATACTATAAAGTTTGACTCCACTTAATAAGTTGAAATCCAGTCCAAATCTGCTAAATGATCTGCTACATCTTCCTTGAGATTGTTAAGATCAATCAATACATTCTCGATTGTAGATGATGTCCAACCGATTACAAATGGAGGATTATCATCACACTTTGCATCATCATGATAGTTCACTGATTTGCACTTTACAAGTACATCTTGCAGTGATTCAATGATACAATCAAAACGATGTTGAATGTTCAAACGATGTTGAATGTTCATTTGAATTTCAGATGAAGAATTGAGTGTAAGACATGAGAGGTAACGATCATTGGTTTGTGTAAATACTTATCAACTTGGCACATTCTCATCCAAAAGTTCAGGATAATCATTTTCAATTTCAGTAATCAGTTGTGCGTCAGTATATCCGGAAAGATTATCTTCTAAATAATATCCTACAATACGCATCAAATCTTTAATGTCCATATCATCTAATATACTATCAATATCAGTATATGAGGAACAATCGAAAAAATTTTCTTCTAAATAATCTCCTACAATACGCATCAAATCTTTAATGTCCATATCATCTAATATACGATCAATATAAGCATCAAGAATTGTTTGTCGATTGAAATGAGTGTGTGTGTTCATGATTGAAAAAGTTGTTGATTGTTTTGATTTATCGAGAAGGAAAGTTTGTACAAATAGCATCACAAATAATCCGAGTGAGATCATTCATTTGATCGGGATATTTATTCTTCCAAGTATCATAAAAGAAACTTTCAACTATACATTCAACATCATTCATTAACTGTTCACGAGCAGTTAACATATCAAGTTTGTTCATTGTTTTTGAATTGAAAGAGTTGTTGATTGTTTTGATACTATAGGGACACTTTCAGGGGCCCAAAGAAAAAGAAGATTTAAGAGACAAATAATCAAATATATTCATCTAGGCATAAACCTTCATAAAACTCATTCTCTAGGGACATTTATTTGCATATAAATAACCTCCAGACCAATCTGCTCTGCGCAGTAGTTCTTCTCTTGAATAATCATCTAAAAGATTGTAACGAACACCTTTTGCAGGTGCATGATATGATGCAGGTTTGAAACAATCACCAGTAATCATATTCACAAACATATGAACTGATTTTGAACCACCAAAATTTGATATGTGAAAAATTCTGAAATATTTTTTACCTTTTTCAAATACATATTCATCAACACCTTCACCTTCAGATAAGGCATCAATTTGTTGTTGATGATATTCAACATTTTTTCCCTTTTCAATCAAGTTTCGATGCGATTGAATTGCATAAGTTTGATAACGAATACGTAAAACCTCACAAAGAAGTTTTACATATTTCAAAACAGTTTGAGATTGTGTAGTTTGAGTCATAATCAGCGGCCAAAATCAACGGGAATGAATAACCAAATAGCACGATCTGTGCCCATTGTAAATTGATTATCCCAGATAAAATGCGTTGCTTCCTGATTACTCAGATTGCAATGATTCATCAGATGATTGACTGCTTCCTTGAAGGATGTAAAGCGAAAAGTGTTGTTCATTTGAGTTTCAGTTTGAGTGATTGAAGCACTTGTTTGCGAGATTTAAGTTTTCCTTTACAAATTCCTTTTGTATTCTTTTGTTTTCCAGAGTTGTGTTGCCAGTTTGGTGTTCTCATCGTGAATAACTCTTTGCGATTTGTTTCATAACATTACGTGCCGATAACATAAACTGATAGGGAGTCGATAACATAAACTGATAGGGAGTCACATTTTTAGAATCATAAGAGTCGTTGAAGATGTTCGCAAAAACATCAGTTTGATTAAAAGTGTTCACAATCAGAGCACAAGCATCATAGAGTGCTGCCTTGTGCTCCTCTTCAGACTTGAAAGAAAATTCAGCCATTGAGGAAAAACGATTGGAGTTCATACTCTTGAGACACTTTCAGGGGCCCAGTTTTCATAAACTTAAGATAAAGCATTCAACAGCGGATTGATAGTCTCAGTGTACGCGGTGACTGTGACACGATTCTCAATTCTGCGAGTGCAAATATTGTAATACTTTTCATCAATCTCAAAACCAATATAGTTTCTGTTGGTTTCAATGCAACAAACAGCAGTTGTTCCTGCTCCCATAAAAGGATCTAGAACCAAATCACCTTCATTACTCCAGGAGAGAATGTGATCTTTTGCAAGTGCCTCTGGAAAAATAGCAGGATGCTCAAATGCCGCATCATCTTTTGATGAATAATTCTTTCCTGTGTTATATTTCCAGATATTATTACGTGGACTAAACTCTGGAATAGGTTTAATGTTGCGTTCAACCAAAGATCCATCTTTGGCACGAATCGTACCTTTACCAAAGTGAGTATAACCTACCCAACGATTTTGCTTGTCACAGAGCAGATTTGCAGTCTTTGGTTTTGTTTTTTTAGAAAGGACAAACATATACTCAAATACTTGAGAATACCTGTTACCATCTCTACGAGCAGGAAATGGACTACCATTTTTTTCATAGATCATGGTATCATGCAAAACAAATCCAAGATTCATAAAATGTAGTGCTTGGCGAAAAGAACTACCAGTTTCGCTAGATTTAATTACAGCATCTCCCACAACCCAAACAACAACTCCACCAACTTTCATGACTCGATAGAGTTGTTGTGCTACTTTCTTAAATGATTCATAATTCCATGAAGAACTGTTATTATAGGAACGAAGATCGTCATAAGGAGGAGAAGTAACGCACAAGTCGATCACTTCATTCTCCAGAGTCTTCATTCCATCAATGCAATTTGAAAGAATGATTTGATTCATGCTGCAGGTTCAAACTGAAGATATTTACCGTTGCGATTGGGAAGACGAAAGTTCCCCCATGCAACTTGTTCCTTGACTTTATCATAATCATTCACAGAAATCAAGAGTATAGTGCGAGAATTGGATTTAGTTGCACTACCACGACGAATCAAATTAAGATTATCAAAAACACCAATAAAGATCTCATCAATCAAATTAACATGTCCCGAAATAACTTGAAATACATTAGCATTTTCATTGATACCATATTTGATGCCAATGAAATCAATTAAATCATCCTCTTTTTTTGAAGCATGAGTAGAACCAGTCCAAGAATTTCTTCCACTGGTTCCTTTAATTTCCCAAATTACACCTTCAATCGTTACATCTCCAAAAGAAGTACGATATTTTTTGACATTAAACTTATCGGCAAGAGCACAGGTAAGAACAGACTCAAGAATACGTCCAAGATAAACAAAAACTTCATTACGATCCTCTGAACCAAGTTCAGAAAATTTGATTTGATCAGTATCAATGACTTTTTTTGCAAGTTCACGATTAAGATTGCGAAAAATCGGACAATAACGAATGTCTTTATTCAATTCTTTAAGAATTGATTTTACAATCCTAGAATCAGCAAAGAAGTCACGAATGTCAGTAGAAAGAGTCATGAGTGAAAACTGAGTATGAGTTAAAGCTAAATGGTATTTGGCATCAGGGGGAAATCACTATGCCACTTTGCAAACTGAACTTTTTATGTTGCTTAATATATGCACGTGCCTGTGACACAGTGTTGATAACATCAAGTTGTTGGCCATTGTGTATAATAATGTATCCTGAGTTTCCATAAGAAATTGCTGCATAGGTGTCCTTATACATTTTGAATCCTTTTTTCATCGCCCCATTCATCATAGCAGTCAGGAAAGAAAGGCATTCTTCATCCTCATAAGATAGTTCATTTGATTATAACATCCGTATGAGGATTGTAAGTGCATTTCCAACTGAAACCATCGTCACCAGTGCTCATTCTCTCACTCCAAACACCGCCATTCGCAAAGCATTCTGCCTTGTCGTGGTGATACTCTGAACTGTAAAGAAAAAGAACACCAATCACAATACCAATCACTAATAGTGTTGAAAGAATGCTAGAAATTCGTTGTTGAGTTTGATAGTTCATAAAACCTCCCATTCAGTTTCCCAGTGGCAATCGTTGCTGACATTGACGAAAACTCTCGAGATATTGGTAATCAAATTTTTTTGCTTCTGCAAAGTAATCCGTCTCATATTGATTATCGTAACCAGTAAGAAAAAAATCTTCTGGATCAGGATCACAGTATAACCTTTTAAACTCCATAGAAGTTTAGAGAGACAATTTAGTTCAAAAGTGTTAAAATCAATCATAATTCATCTTTTAATGGTAGAAATTGCAGGTTGTCCATCACGAAATACCGTATCAACAACTGCCTGCACTTTGCGTGAGGTACTGATACCAACATTGTCATACACAGGTACACAAACCAGACCAAACTTTTTGGTTTCGTCACCCAAACGAATCACTCGTCCAATGCTCTGACTGAATCCAATGTAGTCCATATTTCGCATAAACAATACTGCTTCCAATCCAGACACATTGATACCCTCAGACAGAATGCTATGATGTATCACAACGAAACGCTTACTGCTATTCTTACCCCAAGCATTGAGAGTATCGAAGAATACTTCACGATTCACTTTTTTACCATCAATGATTGCACCAGTCTTGGCAGTGATATACATCCAAGAGTAATCAAGTTCTTGTAATCGAGCACAGAAATTTGATTGAGACACAAGGCCCATAATCTGCTTGGTAGAGCGAGCACAAATCAAAATCTTATTGAGATTCTGATCATAAATCGTTTCCATCAGATTGTCAGCATCACGTTGAAAAATCATCTGACGATCTGAAATCATAGGTAGTTGCTTGATGACAACTTTAGGAGGTAATATGTAACCCTGTTTGACTAACTCAGGAGCAGGAACTTGACAAATAACCTGATCATAAACCTCAGAAAGATTCATTCCTGGTTTAGATATTGTGTTGGAATGTTTCGGCGTTGCAGTAAAGAAATAACAACGATTCGCATAAGCACTGAAGTGTTCAGTTGCAGGAAAAAAGTGACTCTGAACGCTGTTATGTGCCTCGTCAAAGTAGATCGTATTCACATCAATCTCGGCATTCACCAGACGCGAAAGAGAGTGATAGGTAGTGAATAATAACTTATGATGAGATTTATGACTCTCTACCCAAGCACGAATTTCTGTGGATCGAGTAGATGATTGATGATGAGTTTCACCGCTGTGAATGTGAAATACTTGTGCATGAGTGATAAACTCTAAAAACTCACTGGATAACTGTTCTGCAAGCAAAATACGCGGTGCCACAATCACAATCGTCTGTGGAGTTTCTGATTGAAACTCTCTGATACAATCTGTAATCATTGTGAGAGTTTTACCGCCACCAGTTGGTACAATCAACTGACCTCTATTGTGTTTCTGCATGGCATCAACACCACGAATCTGATGAGGACGCAGTTGAATGTTCATTGTGTTGTGATTCATACTATAAGAACACTTTTGAGGGCCCAGAGTTGATTCAATCTTCACGAGTTCGAATAACTTAAGATCTTAATTTGTTCTCGAATCTGAAGCATTGCGGTACGACTATATCCTACTGCATAAGGATAAGATAGTTCTGTCAGTGTAGATTTAGAATCTACATTGTTGCACACATTAATTGCACTCTCAAGTCCCTCAATTAGAGTCTCCAGAGTTGTAATCGGAACATTCACAGTTTTCATAATTTTAGAGTGATTATACTATAGGGACACTTTCAAGGGCCTAGAAAAAAGATTAGGGTTGATAATATGATGCGTCTCTTTCTTTACCTCTGATAATATCCCCATGAAGTTTTTTACCTGCTCTTATCATTCTCTTTTTTTCGTCTCTAGTATATTCATTTTTAGTTGTTCTTTCAATCCTTCCTTCACCTTTTGGTTTTTTTGGTTTCCTTTTTGATAGGATTTCAGTTGCTTGTTTTTCTAATTTTTCTAAATCTTTTGGTTTTGGTTGTTGAACTGTTGGTACAGATTCACCTGCTTTTCGTGCAGCAATTCTTGCTAATGCTGCTTTTTTTCTTTCTTCTTTTGCTGCCGCAGCTGCTGCTGCTTTTACATCAGTAGAACCACGCTCTTGTTCTGGTTGTTGAACTCTTGTTTCTGTTGAACGTGTAGTGCCAATATCAGAGCGTGGTTTATATGGTTTTGCAGGCAATCTTGTACCTCCTGGCCCTCTTCTTGTTCTTCTTCTTTCAGGGTCAGTTTTTCTTCTTTCTGGAGCAATTCTTCCCCCTTCACCTGTACGAATAATCTGTGCCCCAGACATAAAAGAGGCATCATATGCTTCTAAACAGAATTGAGAAAAAGACTTCATTTTTAGATTTTATTTTTTTATTATTTATTCTCTTCATCTAATTTGTCTTGAGTTACTTTACTGCCTCTTGATACAAGATCATTTTCATAAAAATAAGCAACTCGATCACGTCTTGCTTGAAGAAGAAGATTATATTCTTCTTGTTGTTGTTTCGTAAATTGAAAATTTTGTTTTCTCCAGGATACTTCGAGTTCACGAAGATGTGGAAGAACATTTAGAGTGTCAGTCATTTACTTGTTGAGAGGTGATTTATAGAAGGATTTGAATACTGAAACTAAAATAATGAAGGTTGAGATGACACCAACGAAACCCAAATAGGTAACGGCATCACCAGTGAAGTTCAAGGTTGCGGGATTCATAATCAATAATCAATGTTGGATTTAAGATATTCATTGATATCGAAATTTTCATCTTGTTCGATAGACTCATTCATTTCTTCAACAAAATCAAAAGAAGAAAATTCTTCAATCGAAAGATCATCAAAATCGTCCATTTTGAATTCCAAGGTTAATGTTTTCATAATAAGAACACTTTCAGGGGCCCAAACTTATTCATTTATAACTTTCCTTAAAAAGTCTTATTTGATTCCAATCTTTTTTATAAACTAAAACACAAATATCAGCAGCACGATGTGTTCCTACCGAGGTACATACACTTACATATTCATCACAAACGAATCGAATTTCTCCGATCCATTCTTTATATTGAACAAAAACACCCTCGGAAAATATTGATTTCATGAAATTAAAGTTTATTTTTTTTCAATAAAACTTTTCAGTTGTTGAATTTCACCTTCATATTCACGAATTTTTTTCTCAAGATATTCAATTCGAGTTTGATGTTGTTCACGAAGTTTTTGAAACGTTTCATTTAGATTCATTACATTACAACTCATGTCAAAAATGCCTCGACAACTTTAGATTCAGTTTCTTTCAAGAGAATAAATCTTGGTGCCTTTATGATATTTTCACGCAAATCTGTGTAGTATTTCTCATAGAAGTTATGATTGTCCTTCTCAGTAATCAAATCAAAACACTCATTATCATCTTCTGCGATAACATTCCAAAGTCCACCATACTCACTAATAGGATAAGGACAATAATGTTGAACGATGTAAAGAAACTTTTGCGTCATTTATTTATTTGTTTACCTCATTATTATAGAAGTTCTCATCACTCTCGTCAAGTATGTTGTCACTTGCAACAAATAAGAAGCTCCATCCAATTATAATCAGAGCACCAATCGAAAGAGTAATAAAAAAAATCATGAAGTAAATCCATGTGAAATTGCTTGTGAAATAATTTCAACGTAAGAATGTGAACGCAAAGGAATGTTACGTTCGATTAGATAATCCTCGGCATCTTCTGCCAGGGATTCTATTTCTTCGTGAGAGAGATAATCGAGATCAATCATTTTTTGTCAAGAATGAATTCTTGTAATATGTAGTCACAAGTGACTTGATATTTTGCTGCTTGTTCTTCAATTTTTTTCCAATAAGCATCATTTTCATGCTCACAAAACAAATCAAGAATAGATTCTGACAGGTAATTTTCTTCGTTCATTTAGAATAACGGCAATTTGAATGTGATTGAGAAAGTTCAGCACATACTTTATCATAAGCATTGAATAATTTTTTATCTCTATGAATTAGAAAAGAATTCCATACAAGAATTGCAATTACTGCAAGAAAGATGTAAGTGGTTTTCATAATTAACTCCTATGCTTATGAAAGAGTTTCGAAAATGTTTTCGAAACTCGATCTTCATACAACTTTTTTAAGTGCTTCACAGGGTATTTTAGTCAGTTCAGGTTTTTTTAACTTATTAAATTGATACATATTGTAGCATACCCATTCATCTTTTTTTGTAAATACATAAGCATATTCTTCTCCATCAGACAAATACTCTTGAAGAGAATTATCTAAATGAGGAGGACAATCTTCACCACGAGCAGAATAATAGAGTGGGCCAGTTATAGACAGAGTTTCATTTTGCCAACCAGTATTTGTCCACAAAGAACTAATGTCACCACCATCAATTAGTTCAGAAACTTTATTACGAGTGCTGAAATGTTCTTTGAGTTTGACACCATTGTGCTCAGGATAACCGTCATAATGACAATATATTGAGAGAATGGAACCATTCTCGAGTTCAAGACCGATGCGTGAGCGAGTTGCCATTTGAGTGTTGTTTCTACACTATAAGGACACTTTCAGGGGCCCAAAAAATTATTTTTCTAATGAAATATCTCCTTTACCTTTTAATGATTTTACAAAAAGTTCTGTAAATCTTTCTTGTTTTTTTGGATGCACTGATTGTGGATAACCTGTAATTGCCTCTCTTAAATAATTCAGTTCTTTTCTTTCTTCTTCAGTCATTTTGATTTTGTGTTGAAATACTAACATTATTTAGACTTTTACAATTCTTTTTCGTTTCTTTCCAGTTTTTTAAGTCTTGTTCTTGATACTCTATGTAAAGTGCATTATGAATATCCATAAGATCATCAATCCAAAATGCCTCTGGATAAACACCCAAAGTATTCATTAATCCTCTATGAGAGGTTCCTTCTTTTTCTGCCTTACAGATAAGATAACAAAGTGCTTCCACTGCCTTATACTTATCTTCGACAGAAAGCATATGATACCATCCTACAGATGTCTCAATACTTTTCTGATGTGCTTTTGCAAGATCTTCTCTCATTTTTATCATTTCTGGTGAATTCAGAGACTCTAACAAAGTATGTTTCTCTGATTGTTCTTTCTGAAACTTGGGAGAATCAATCAGTTCTCCTGTGAAAACTTCGTTAAAACCAAATGATTCATTCATCAAATGCTTCTCCCTCTTGTTTTTTTATCATTCCTTCAACCTTATCCAGAAACTTATCAGTTTGAATTAGTTGATCCAATTTTGCAATCATATCTGCAATCACACAAGAAACATAAGGAGGTTCTTGACGTGCAGAATATGAAAGTGCATTTCTCAAATAACCCTCTGCCTCTTTTACACTTTCTTCCACAGATTTAGATAAAGCCATTACGATTCCTCCACTTTACGAATCAAATAAGAATCTTTAGTTAATTCTACCCATTCTACATTATCACCAGGAGTAAGGTTTGCTGCATTTAATAAGTCTTCGGGAAGAATAATGTAATACTCACCATCTGCCTCTTTCTCTACTGGTAATAACCACTTAATTATCTTATCTTCTTTTTCTGATTCTGAAAACATCCAATCATTTTCATCAGTCATATCATCATAAATATTCTCCTCAACATTTTCTTGAGTTTCTGTATTAAATTTTTCATAACCTTTCAGAAGATTGAAAAGTCTTTTTGATTTTTGATAATGTATCTGATGGTGCTCTACATTTTCTGCAACATTTTCTATGATTGTATCATAGATTTTCTCGGCACTGATATTTTCTTCACTTATTGCATCGTGCAGAAATCCCTCAAGTTGTTCAAGTGTATGTTCTGCGTGATTGAAATGAATGGTCATTTGTTGTCACCGATAATAAAATTTTCAAGAGTTTGCATTTTACTTTTAAGCATTTCAATATCAACTTCAAGTTCGTACAACATATTATTTATTCCTATATTTTCCTCTTCAAGTTTTGCGAGTCTTTTTTCAAGAGAAGGTTTATAGCACTCATTTTTCATCATATGTTGTAATTCAACTTTCTTATGATAGGACATTTATTTGAATTTGGCAAGTGTCTTATATCGGTTTTAGATCTGATTATTGATAGGTTCAATTCCAAGACTTGCAATCACTTCTTGTTGTTTCATAAAAAGTTTAAGTATACCTTTAAGTGCATTGCGAAGTTCTTCAATATCATCACACTCATCTATTTCTCTTACCTGAACATGATATTGAAAAAGTTTAGATGTATTTGTAAGAACAATATCGTCGGGGTGAATATTCATATGATTCAGAGTTTTAGTATATTTAGGTTTTTACCAATTCATTAAATTAAAAATATAAGAAAGTCCCCAGTCTAATGTATGATGAGGAATATCATATAATTTATCAAAAAGTATTGTTCGTGCCTTAAGTATTCTTTTTTTACCGATTGCATTAAGATTACAAACAGAGGCAATCATAAACTCTTCGTAATCTTCTTGTTTTTGTTGTTTAAATCCAGAAATATAAAGTTCTCTTATTTCTTTCATAATCTTTTTGGTTTCTGGTGCAAATGTAATCACCTCATCACCTAATAAAATAGTTTGAGTTTTCATACATTTCATTGAGAACTTCATTGCTGTTCTGGTATCTTCTAATGAAAGTGCATCAGAGTTTTGATTTCTGTGCATATGTTGTATCACACCATTTGTGCATTCTATTAGTCTCAAAAGAGCAAGTTTATCTTGTTCTTCATCAGGCAATGAGTCAAATATGGTTTTCCAATCTTTCATTTTACCCTAAAAGTTTTTTAAGTTTTTCTAAATTTTGAATCCACCACGGTGAATTTGTTTCTGGAAATTTATATTCTTCAAAATACTTTGCATTTGGACCACATCTACCACTTTCTAATCTTTCAATAAAACAAAAGTTTATCTGCTCCTTACCAGTCACGACAGAAACTTTATTTTTAATTTGAGGACAGGTGCATTCGTCGTATATTGCCGATCTATAAAGAATAAATGATTTATAGTGCTTACAATCTTTACAATAAACATCACTTTCGGCATAATCCGTCTGGAAATTAAATTCCATATTTTTGATCATCAGTCTGTCCTCAAAGTCCAATGTTGAATATAAGTAAGCCAAGGTTCTTCTTTTTGTTTCATTGTCGCATACCAATGCCGTCCGAACTCATCCAGAGCATCAAGATGATGAACTCCATGAGTGTCAATTGCGCGAGTAATATGTTGAAATGTTTTTGGTTTAGTCATCAAGCAACTCCATAAGCTTCAAGAATTGCACGAGCAACAGTAATCGCAAGATCTTTGTTCCCGATGCTCATATCTTCACGAGCACTACCTTCACAGGAAGTAATGAAGACACCATCATCATCGGCAATGAGTTCTACACGATAGGATTGTTTTTCGGCAACATTTTCAAGAGTGAAAACATCAATCTTGCTACGAAGAATATCAGTATCAGGAAGAGAAGTGTAAAAATTAGACATTAGTTTGCCTCCAAAGTTTGTTTTTGAACATAACGATTGTCTGTTGAAGTTATTCACTGAATGATGTTAACATGGTTATTCTACTTTACAATCTGGATGCCACACTTTAAGTTGTTTACAATACTCTTGTTTTGCAGTTTGTTTATCATATGCATCAAACAGTTTGTCATCACGTTGAGTGAGAAATGCATTCCAACCAAGTATAGCTATGAAAGCAAGAAAAATGTAAGTAGTGTTTGTGAATTTCATTGTAAATTAAGATAACTTTTTATGCAGCATGATTGCAAGTCTATCATTGAAATGTTTCTCAATATCATTCCTTATTTGTTGCCATTCATCAGATGATTCAAATTTGGCAATCTCATCATCAATCTTGCTACGAAGAATGTCAAGAAAAGTAATTTGTTGTTCAGTAGGATTGAGAGTAGTCATTGAGTTTGTTTGTATATGAGAGTATTATAGGGCAAAACCACTCCCTTATGAGAAGTAGTGTGCCGGTTCGTCAAATGTCTTTTTACTTGTTTTTTCGATAAACGCAGTTTATTCAGAATCCTGATATTATTCTACATTCATGAATAATTCAAGGTATTGATTTCTCGGTGTTTAACAATTTCCTCAAAACATTCACCTAAAGTTTCACAATATCCAGAGAACTTATCAATATTCTCTGGTCCATCTTCCAGAGCCCAGATGTAATTTTTAGTCTCTGTTTGTTCTATTTCAATTTTCATAGTAATTTACCTCAAATTTTATAATCAACATTGTGAAGAATTTCTTCAGTCATTGCCTCCACTTCTTCATCAGTATAATTTGGATTATCAGGATCTTGAAGACGTGAAAGTTTAGCAGACAAATCACGAATCTTTGAAATTAAGTTCCAGTTTTCTTTTTCTAATTCTATTTCACGACGATTTAAATTGTACTCCTTTATGACTTTCTTCATCAATTCTGAACTTCTAAAGTCATTAAAAGCCAAAGAACAAGCACCAGACATAATACTTTGTTCATTATGTCCGATAAAAAGAAGAAACTTCTCAAATGCTCTGAACATTTGAGTTGCTGTCAAATCATTACAATCAAACTCATATACAAAGTTTTCATTTGGAAGAAAATCATCAGTATTTTTGAAGTCAGAAGTTGCTTCATATTTTAGAGTTGCTTTGGCAGTATAAGTCATGAAAAATCCTCATCATCAAAAGTAAAGTATTCGTGAAGAGACTCCATTACCTGCTCTTCAATATAATCACAGATAACTTCTTTACTTGGGTTTTCATTATGCTTAAAGGCACGAGAATAGCCTCTTTTTACACCTTGTTCAACTGCCATCTCTATGATAACACGAATTTTCGGTTTCATTTGTATTATGAATTTACCCTCTTATTATAGGGCATTGATTTGAATTTGGAAAGAGGCTTGTGCCAGTTCCTAAAGTATTCTTATCTTCTTTTCTTTCTATCAATCACTTCTACAGATTTACAATATGGAGATTGAATCCATCGAGAATAAACTTCATCATACCATTCCACAATTTCTACCTTACCACTTTCCATATGCAGTTTATACTTATGTCGATCATAAGACTTATCAGAAGTTTGTGTAAAAAATTTAGGTAATCCAGTCATAAAGATGCTAATTCCTCTGCAAGTTGTAATAAATCAGATTTGTCTAATACTACCAAATCATTTTGTGCATTATAAGATGTAACTTGTTCTGCAACAAGTTTGAGAACCGATGATAATAGTTGTTCTTCTGTCATATTCTCATCAGAATTACGAATACTCCAAACAGAATTTATAAAATTTTGTGCTCTTTCAGTCATTATCATTCTCTTTTGTGTTTGAATTCAATTGGATTAGACATTGATTTTTTACTTTTATAGTATAAAGCACCTCAACTCAAAAGTCAAGGTGCTTGTGGACTGTTTATGAAGTGTCTTTAGGTAATTAAGAGTCTTCTACAAATTCGTTTGCAAACTTGTGCAGTATCATTACACTCTGTAAGACACTCAAAATAATCATTTACCTCATTGTTTTCTGTTTCTCGAAGACGACTTTCATTTTGATATGAAAATGCAAGTTCATTGAATGAAATTAAATTGTGCATAATACTCTCCTAAAGTAAATGAAATTTTTTAACGAAACCTTTTTTAGTTCATAGGCATCTTAAATTCTAATTATATTTATGAGGATATCAACACATTCTTCATATAAATTCATTTACTTTCTGTTGAATTTTTTCTATGATTTTTTCATATTTTCTGATTGATAATCTTTTTAAAATGGAATTTATCATCCAAAAGGGATGATGAATGAACATCCATTTTGCTCTTTGAAGATTGACGATTATCAGTTTGAAAGATATTTATTTATTTTTTGGATTTTCTTTTGGTTTTTCCAAATCCTTTTTTTCTTTTAATTCTACCTCCACCGTTTCTTCGGTAATTTCTTCTTCAGTTGGAAAAGTAACTCCAGTTTGCTCAAGATACTCAATTGCACCTTGAACTTTAAGTGACATATCACGTTTTAAATTTAATTGTGATGTCAGTGCATTAATATCTGCATTGAGTTGTTTTTGTTGTTCAACTAATTGTGAAAAGTGTTTTTGTGCTTCAGTCATAGTACGTAAATGTTTTCAAGATGATTATAGAAAATAAAAGTTTAAATGTCAAGAGCTCCAAGGAATTCCTGATGCTCTTGTGGGTGCTTTTTATTCTTCAATTAAATATTTTATATTTTTTTGTTATGAATTAATTTTATTTCTGATTGATAATCTTTTTGAAATGGGATTTGTTAGCCAAAAAGGATGATGAATGAACATCCATTTTGCTCTTTGAAGATTGACAATCATTAGTTTGAAGGAGAGTCCAACATAGATTGCAACATTTTCGTCAATCACCATCAAATAAAAAATAATTAAAAATGGTATGAAGAAAAGATAATAGACTAACATTTTCTTACTAAAAATGAAGAGGTTAATTACTATTTAAGAGATTCCAATGCTCATCTTCTGTTTCAGACACCCAGAAATCGTGATTTCCTGATATTGAACTTACAAAAAGTTTACCATTTTTCTTCTCTTTTACTTTACAAGAATGCAAACAACGCATTTCATTTACAAAGTATTCTGATGCCTCAGAAGATCTTGGTTTGACATAGATAAATTCTGATTTCATTGAAAGTTTGTGACTTTGTGACTATTATAATAAAAAAGGGAGTCAATGAAGACTCCCTTGTGACAGTATTAAAGGTGTCAGGGTTGAGAAAGAGTTAGACAATCACCATCAGGGTCAAACTTGATGTTTTTGCCGTATACATCGACAAGACCCTCTTCGGTAGGACGACCTTTATCTTTAGGATTTGGTTTGGTATATTGACCCATGAATCCAGCAAGTTTCACAGGAAAATTTTCCTCATCCAAAGAACTTGACTGTCCATCACCAACAATGTTATTGGCAAATTGTACAAACAATTCCTTTATATCATTGAAATCTTGAATATAATCCTTACGGAATTCTTCAAGATCATCAACACGATTAGGAGAATAACCAATAATCCATGCAGGAATTCCTAGACGCGTAGCATGTGCAATACAACGAGCCCAAGTTGATTTGTTATCACCATTCCCTGCACAATAAATGATGCAACCTTGCTCAATCAACTCTTTGTCAGTGCGCTCTTCAATACCTTGCTTAGCAAATCCATGATTCTTAATGAATCCATTCAAAGTATTGTCCCCATGACCAGTGGAGTTGTAAGTACGGAAGTTAGGAAATACCTGACAGGTATTGTAGCAAGAATTTTTGATGCGTCGACGAACTTTTGCAGTCTTATCAGAAGCAATCAAATCAACAAAACTGTCGATAGAAGATTGATCAGAAGGAACAACACCTGCATCAACAGCGTTGCAGACTTCTTTTTGATAATCGCGCCAAGTCTGACTCAGTTGCGGATTGCTGTGGTGATTTGATTGGTTGCGAGCAACAATCTCCCAGTAGCGACTTTCGAAGTGATAAATATCGAATAAATAGCATTCCTGCCCAATACGATCAAGGGCTTCCCTACGATTATATCCAGCGAGACCTTTCAATTTAACTTTGCTAGCATCAGAATCATCAAAACATGTGATAGGTGGCGTTGCGTCACAACGATAACCAACGGTTTCGTAGTTATTTGTCAGGTTATTAACATGATCCGAATCATTATTTTTATCACGCGGTTGCTCCGATTCATCGTATCGAATAAAATTAATAGGAATCAGATAACGACCCAGATGCTTAGATCCTTGATAATCCATCGGAGGAGCTTGTTTAATACTTTGTCGAAGAATTTGCTCATCCAATCCCAGAGGATTGCTACAAGTCTTCAGTATTTTTGCCCAAACCATCAAGGTCTCGACGGAAACATAGTGTGTTTTTGGTTGCATTGAAGTTACATAAAGTAAAGTTTCAAAGTGACTCAACAAAAGAACTAAGTTCTCTTTGTTTGAATCAAGGGTATCATACAAGAATTTAGAACTCTCGTCAACCCTCTGGTGAGAAGTAATTGTCTCTCACATTACTAGAACACTTTAAGGGGCCCAAATTAAATTGTCAAGGCCTCATCAGAAATCAGTCTGTCACCAAGCACTTTAATCATCAAATTCAATGAAATCTGTTGAGGCCTTTGTTTCCATCCATACCAGCGACTTTTCTTTCCTTGAGAATGTGGTGGTATCTTACCCACAGAATAATATTGCCCTTCTGTGATATCATAAATCCTTTCACCATTCTGTAACCACCAGTGCTTTTCTTGACGATAATCATTTGCACTCATTGGTTGTAACAAATCTGTATTCATCAAATAATAAAGTGCTTGTGAGGCATGATAACAATGTCCATACATTGAATTTGTCTTAATATCTTTTGAATATAATAACTTCTTATGACTTAATAAATCTGATGTCAGATTTCTTTCAATCAACCCAATTACCAAACAAATATTTCTTTCATTATAATCATAAGGTTCAAAGATTAACTTACGAGTCTGATAGATTTCTTTGTTTTTGTATCGGTGTCTTAAAAGTATTTTAGCCATTTCTTATCAACCCCCATAAGGATCATTATAAAGAATTATGAAATACTCGTCAACTTTTCACTATCACATGATGATTCAGGAGTGTCAAGTTGACAAAAAGTATAACATTAAGTAGGACAACTCTGTCAGGGTTAAAGATAAATTAAATTTAATAGTATCTAAAACAACTTAGATTTTTCTTTTTATAATTTTTGACTTTGTATGATTTTATCAATAATTTGTAATGGACATTCAGTAATATCGTCCATGTGTCCAACCAATTTGTAATCGTAAAATTCATTTCGATATAAATGTGATATGTCTTTTTTTGATTTAAATTTATTATTGAATTTATTTAATCCAATAACTAACATATGTTTATCAATTAATTTAATCATTCTAATACTCCCATTTATTTTTAAATCATTTGGTTTTTTAAAATACAAATGCATTCTATATTCCGAATTATTGTTTATTCTTTTAAACTTACATCTTTGAATAATATCAGGAACTAATTGAATTAATTCATTATGTTCGTAAATTGTGTCTATATCTAAAACCAGTAAATCACTATCAGTGATTATTAATCAAAATATTGAACTTTGTGATAGAACAAAGTTCTATCGGAAGGTGCCCCATAAGCAGTATTCCAAGTAATTGATGTATATCCATAATTCTCATCATTTACCGCTGAATCTGTTATTGCAGAGTCAAACCTCATAGAAGATGATCCAAAATTAAATGTAACATTTCCAATATATAACCCAACTGGGTAATCTTCATTACTTCTCCAGGTAGTATTTAATGTGCCATCTTGATAATAGTACAAGTGGTTGCCATGATATCCTTCCCAATTATTAACATCATAACTGAGAATTATATTAAAGGTTTTAGGACTATAAAAAGAACCTGGAGTGATAGTATTTCCATACAAAAAATCGTAGTTCGATGTATAATATCCTTCCCCAAAAATATAAGAGGTAAACTGAAAAGCACTGCTTCCATGAAAATCACCAATAGAAATTGTTCCATATGAAGGAACATCCCCAGCACCATAATATTCATTAATACCAATTGGAGCAGATCCTCCAAATTCATTTTGAATGTCTAAAAGACTAATTGGACCACTACTTTGAAGTGCCATTTTAAATATACGTTAATTCCAAGGAAAATTTGGAGCATGTACTAAATTTTTATTATATTCAATTTGTTTCATAAGGTTTTCATTAAGTTTTTCATAATTAACATTTTCTTTTATCCAATTTGTAACTTGAGATTCTGTTAATTGTTCAAAAGGAATAAATCCTTCAGAATTGACTGGTATTTCTAAACTAATACTAGATGAAATTGAAGTTGGCACGTTTCTGGTTAAATCAAGTGCAGTATAAGTCCAAGAAATACTGTAAATTACATCTTCTAAATTATCTGTATTTTTTTTGAGAAGATTTTCAATTTTCCATGAGTATTTAATATTATTCATTTTAATTATTCTCCATTGTAGGGATTGGTGGATTTGAAGTTAATTCTTCTTCGGGTTGCCAAGGAAATCCAGAAGTAACTTCAACTCCAGGATTTCTTTTTTCTTCTATTTGTTTTTCAATTTGTTGATTGACATGTTCATCATAAGATCTAATCACAACTTCTTGAATCCAACTAAGAATTATTTCTTCGGTCAAATCTTCATAATTGACAAAATTATCAGGATCAACACTTGAAAGTTCAAATGGAGTTGCACCATTAAAAGTTCCAGTATTTCCATCCTCATCAGTTCCGATTTTTTTCCAATGAGTTTGAACTATAATATTTTTAAGTTTAATGTCTGAAGAATCTTTTTTCTTTAAACTTGTGAGTTGCCAGGTGTAAATCATTTTTCTACTCCTTTAGGAAGTTCTACTTGTTCGTTTGCTTCTGCTTTAATACCATTTGCAGAAAGATATTCTACAATTCCCTGCAATTTTAAAAATTGTTCTTTTTTAATTGTAAGAACATTTGAAAGTTCTTGAATCTCATTTGAAAGATTTTTTTGACTTTCAAGAAATTGCTTAAGATGTGTTTCGTGATCAATCATAATTTTTCAATTGATTAATTTGTTGCTTGAGATTATTTATATCTCTTTGTCACTTAAGATTATTTATAATGAGTTTTAATTCTGCGATTTCGGAAGTTTGTGATTCGATCATTGCTTGTTGCTCTTTCACAGCTTCAACTAAGACTGAAACCATTTTCGAATAATCAATTGATTTGACAGTTTCATGCTCATCAATTTCAGCAGTTCCGCGTTCAGTTTCCATAACCAATTCTGGAATAACTAATTCAACTTCTTGAGCAATCAAACCATAAGAATGTTTTCCTGACTCAATCCAATCAAATGTTACGCCTCTAAGATTTTTGACAAGTTCAACAGCATTAGTGATAGTTTCAACATTCTTTTTAAGTTTTGCATCTGAATATGCGGTGACGTTGCCGCTAAAGGTCGCATTGCCACTGTAGTCAATATATGCTCGCTCTTCTCCATCACCTCTTCGGAATATAGCAAGATATCCGCCACCTGTGTTTTGAAAGTATAAGTTTCCTGAGTGCCATTGAATCTTGTTATATTCGCCTGTCCAGCCGCCACCATGAGCTGAGTAAAGCATGTATCCTGCATTAATATAGATATTATTACTGTTAATAGTGTTTACCCTACTAGTGCCATTCGGATCTAAATAATACCCAGAGTCATTGGCGTCGTAGATGAACGGCGTAGACAAGTAGGAACTAAGGCTAATAATACGAGCAGTAAAATCACCATTCTCATCTCTTGCAACAATAGCTGATGCAGTATTTGCTGAAGTAGCATTAGAGGTAACAGTAAATGTAGCACCACTATTTCCATTATAAGTTGTAGAACCGGAAATACCATTTCCAGATGTATTCAAAGTTAATGTACCTAAGTTAGATCCTAATGAAACACCAGAAATCGTTGAATTATTTAATGCACTATTTGGAATTGAACTTAGAGATGCTCCAGAACCACTATGAGCACCACTAAAAGTAGTAGCAGTAATAACGC